GTCAGTCAGTCAGTCAGTCAGTCAGTCAGTCAGTCAGTCAGTCAGTCAGTCGATGATACTGTAGCTGATTCACTCTTGTCAAGAACGGCGGTGACGATATGAGCCGCCGGAGAATGATGCTTATGAATGGACAGGAGGAGAATGAGATGAAAGAATGGAAAACATTAGATACCGTTGTTCTGAAAGAAGATGCGAAAACTATTACAGTCAAAATTCCAGATGCAAATGAAATAACAGTACTATTCTGGGGGAGAGAGAACAACGGTGATGATAGCATTAGTGGCACAGGAGCGGGGGCTGATGGACTAAGAATAAATGATAAAGGAGTATCAAATTATCCATTGACATATCTGAGGAAAGCAGGAAGTGAATATTATACAAAGATTACAGCGGAAATTATAAATGGATTTTTGGATGGAACAATATCAAAAAAAGGAAATAATGAACTTGTAGGATTTCAAAATCTTTTGACGAATGTAGAATCCATAAAAGAAATATCGCTCGTTACGAACAATTTATTCAAAACAGGCAGTAAAGTAACGGTATTATATCGTTAGATAAGGAGTTGATGTTAAAATGCTGACAGCACAGCACAGCACAGCACAGCACAGCACAGCACAGCACAGCTTAAGGCGTAGGTTGCTTAATGCACAAGAAGAAACAAACGAATGGCTATATGAAGCTTACCTAACCGATACTGGAGAGTGGTACGGCAAGCGGTGTCCGGCTATTGTATTCGATGTAAAACAAGGAGAACGGTATTATATCGAATGGAGCAATGTAAGAACGGTGAGTAAATACATCTATGATATGCGTAGATGCGGTGGAGCGTACTTGTTATATAAACCAAATCAGCTTGCAGAATCTGGAAGCATCGAGATTGTTATCCCATCAGACGGGACACTATATGTTGGTGTTGGAAGCAATGCCAATGTAGCGCATGGAGGTTATAACGCCGCTTGCTTCGATGGTGATTTCATAAAAATAAAGAAAGCGAGGTGATTAAAAAATGCACGCAAAATTACAAAACGGGTGTATTCGGAGTGCACCCAAAACGATTGCGCTTGACGGTAAGACAATCAACAATCCGCTCCCGGAAGAACTGGAACAGTTAGGATATAAACAGGTGGTGTACGTAGATATGCCTATTGAGGTAACAGAGGGCAAGTACTGGGAATCCAGTTGGGAAGAGGAAGAGAATGCGATTAGGCAGGTGTGGAAACTTGCGGATGACCCAGTTTATCCAGAGCCGGAATTAAGCGCAGATGAAGCACTAAATATTATCATGGGGGTGGTACAGTGACAAGGGAACAAGCAGAGCAGTTGCGGAAGCTGTTGGAAAACCAGACAGCCAACATGACCGATGAACAAATATTGAAGTATCCAGACTTTGTAGAGAAGTGGGAAACCGGGAAAACTTATGCAGTCGGTAAGAGATTGGAGTACAATGGCACCATTTACAAGGTGTTGACCGCTCACACCAGTCAGGCAGATTGGATACCACCGGATGCCCCGTCTTTGTTCGCCAAGGTACTTATTCCAGATAGTAGTACAGTGACAGAGTGGGAACAGCCGGACAGTACGAATCCATATGCCAAGGGCGACAAGGTTACGCACAACGGCAAGATATGGATTAGCACAATGGACAACAATGTATGGGAACCGGGTGTGTATGGATGGGAAGAGGTGTAAGGGGACACGTCAATCCGAAAGATAAATGATAATGTCTGTAAAGGAGGACTAAAAAATGGAACAGATTATTAGTTATGTAAAGCCGGAGTTAATGGTGGTTTCTTTTGCCTTGTATTTTCTTGGGAAATGGATGAAAAATTCAAAGAGAATTAAGGATAAAGACATTCCACTCTCTCTCGGAGGTATTGGAATTATTATTTGCGGAATGTATGTAACAGCAACTTGCGATTTGGACAGCATGAAAAACGTTTTTATGGCACTGTTCACGTCTATAGTACAAGGCATCATGGTAGCCGGACTGAGTACATACGTTAATCAGATTATTAAGCAGATTGGAAAGGACGAATAAAGATGGCAACAAGTACGATTAATATTATTGTGATTTGTGTGTTCTTCTTAATTCTTCTTGCATGGCCAGATGGAAAGGGTAAGTAATGCTTACGCCGGAATATCTCTTTCATGTGACCGAGGGAGCCGAAAAGATAACGTCAGACATGCATAAGAACATTATGGACATGATCGTTGAGCGTATAATGGTACGCATAGGTCGTGGAGAAGACTATATGCTTACAGCTACGGACAGGTGGCAGATACAGGTGTTACAGGAATCCGGCTACTTATTGGAAGACATACAAAAAGAGATTGCTGACAAAACGAAGAAGCAAGAGAACGAGCTGAAAAGCGCATTTGAAGAAGCCGGAATAAAAGCTATCGAGAGAGACGATGCGATATATAGGGCGGTAGGACTATCACCTACGCCCTTATTGCAATCTCCGGCATTGCTCAGAATACTGGAAAGAGATTATAACGCTACGTGTGGAGAATGGAGAAACCTTACACGAACAACGGCAGATGAAGCACAGAAGTTGTTTTTGAAAGAGGTCGACACAGCTTACCGCATGACATCAAGCGGTGCCGTATCATACACACAAGCTGTCAGGAATGCTGTTGACAAGATGATAAAGCAAGGTGTTAAAGTATCCTATCCGTCCGGTAGAGAAATGAGCATTGAATCAGCCACAATGATGACTGTCCGCACAGGGATAAGCCAGTGCGCCGGAGCAATCGCATTAAAACGAATGGAAGAATTGGAATGGGATACTATCTTAGTATCTGCACATGTGGGCGCACGAATTGGTGATGGCGGTAACAATCCAACGAACCACTTTTGGTGGCAAGGAAAATTCTATTCCCGGACAGGCAAAGACAAGAGGTTCCCGGACTTCCGAACATCAACAGGCTACGGAACGGTGACAGGGTTGTGTGGCGTGAACTGCCGACACTCTTTCGGGTCCGGTGACGGTGAAAACAATCCGTATGCAGATATCAATCTGTCAAGCGAAGACAATATCAAAGCGGAAGAACGTGCGAAAAAACAACGTCTTATGGAAAGGCATATTCGCAACAGCAAGAGAGAGATTCAGAATTTGCAGACTGCTATAGATGCAAGCGGAGATGATAAGCTTAAATTCGAATTGCAACAGATGTATGACCGCAAATCAGCGGTACTCAGACGGCAGAATAAGCAATACCGTGAGTTCTGCAAAGATAATGGTCTTAAAGAATATTCGGAACGTCTACGGGTAGCACAGTGGGATAGGTCACAGGCTGTGAAATCTGCAAAAGCAGCACAAAGATATCTTAATACGAAAGGTGATGTAAAATGAGTGGATTGACAAGAATGGCAAAAATGTGCAGAGAGTGTCCGTTTAAAGACAAGTGCAAAAATAAGCGGTTGGAGAAAGAAGCGTATCTTACTCCTGTTATCTCACCGATTATTGAAGATGTGGCATCACCTGTATTAAAGGCTCATGATTACAGAAATGTAAAGGTTGCAGAAAAAACGACAATCACTATTGATGTAGAGGACCTGAAAGAAAGAATGCGAAAAGAGATATACAGGCAAGCCGGAATCGGATTGAATTATGGAGCGTAACACATGGAACTAATAACACAGATACTTGCTATATGCGGTGCTATATCTGTTATCGGTGGTGCTGTTGCGGTGCTTTCCGGGTGGTACAAATCATGGAAAGCACCAAAGCAAAAACAGGACAACCGTATAGAACAGATTGAAAAACGAATAACGAACATTGAAACATCTATCACAGGGATTAATCAGAAACTTGATAACGATTATAAGAACATAAGGAATACGAGGGATGATATGAATCTATTAATGAGAAGTATGTTTAATTTGATCGAAAACAAAATCACAGGGAATAACATTGAGGGTTTAAAAAAAACTCGGGAAGAGCTTGTAAATGCTATGACGGACAAGAAACCAAAGGAATTATGAAAATATACTCTTTTACACGACCAGAACTTGACTATTTTGAATTAGAATGCAACTTTACATCGGATGAATTGAAACTGTTCCGGCTCCGTGCTAAAGCTATGCCTTTAGAGGACTGTGCGGAAGAAATGAATGTGAGTGTGTCTACGGTCAAGAGATTGAGTAGAAGAGTAAATGATAAGATTGAAAGGGTGGTATAGGCATGAACTTCGGAGAAGCCATAAAATGCATGAAAAACGGAAAGAAAGTTACACGCAATGTATGGAAAGAAAACTTTTTTAATGGGAGAAAACAGTTTATTTTTATTGGAAAAAACAAAGGTTTAACAACGAATACGTTTCTTGCAATTCTACCAGAAGAAGAATGTTTTTCGGACTGCATTATGAGTTACACACGAAAAGGAAGCTTTCAGCCAAACTGGACACCAACACAAGAAGATATGCTTGCGGAAGATTGGGAAATGTATCCGGCAGAGGAAACGGTAGTCGATGAAACGCCGAACATTACGGCAGATGAAATGATTGATCTAAAAAACCGTATCGGGTGGAATATTAAATTTTATTCTACCGGGGGAACAATTATTTCTGAGCACATGGACTATCAAAAACTCTTAACCGGGGCAGAAAGTACATATATGCTGTCGTTTGTTGTCCCTAAAAAAAGTCTTGATGGTTTGTCAATGACAAATAAATGCCAAAATGTTATTGTTTCTGGACTTTTATTTAAAGTATATGCTTCTAGGAATATTGCTGACGATAGCCTTTGGCTCGTGACTGAAAGTGCCTTATCTGAAAAAGAATTTCACACAATTATAAGATTGGAGAGGTGATTGTATGATACCTAAGATTTTTAAAATAAGTGGATATCTCATAGACCCGACAGGCAGACTTGAACCACACCACATTAAGGCGAAAATGCTTTACGGCTGTGGATTTCCACTTGTAGGACAGCACATTCACGTACAGAAAGCAGAGATTAAGAAGCTGGATGAAAAGCATCCACTCATGAGAGAGAACTGTGATTTGGCAGAATGCGAGAAGTATTTCAATGACGAACCTCCGACAGTGAGCAATAGAAAAGTTGAACCCGGACAGGTGTACAGGCACTTTAAGGGCGAGACAGTAAAAGTCCTGTATATTGCACAGGATAGCGAAATGCCGGGACAGTTCAAGGTAGTTTATGAATGCTCTAATGGCGTGTGGTGCAGACCTTACGGAATGTTTGTTAGCGAGGTAGACAGGAAGAAATACCCGGATGTGAAGCAGAAGTACAGATTTGAGTTAGTGGAGGAATAATTATGATTTTTAAAGAAGCGTTTGAATTAATGAAACAGGGTGCGAAAGTAAAATTGCCTGGATGGAATGGTTACTGGTGTTGGGATAATGATAAGCAGACGATTATGATTCATTGCAGACCAAAGGATTCCGACAAAGGACAGGGAGAAATTCTTGATATCCGTGAAACGCAGAGAGTGGAATATACTTTCATGCACACACAGAGAGACGATTGGATGGTTGCTGATGAAGAAAATTGCGGTATTCTCGGTGGTCAGTCAACATTTGGATTCGGTGATGCTATCCGTTATCTGAAAAGAGGGCTTAAAGTGGCTCGTAAAGGTTGGAATGGTAAAGGAATCTATCTGGAAATGTATTCGCCAGAAGTCAATCTTGAAACTATTGCAGAAGCAGTGCATAACGCATGGTGGGAAGAAAAGAAAAAACAGGGAGTTACAGATCACCCGGATATGATTCCGTATTCTGAACTGAGTGAAGAAGTGAAAGAATACGACAGAGTTACAGCAAGAACAACTATTGAAGCATTCAATTATATGACGCATTCGTTCATATATATCAACACTACTGGATTACAGACAGAAAATCCTTATGCGCCTAAAAATAAAGTGCCGTGGACACCGTCTCAGACTGATATGCTTGCAGAAGATTGGATGTTTGTGGAATAGGAGGATTAATCATGATTATCACAGGAATGAATCACTTTCAGAGCGTATGTAAAAAGAAACTTGTTGAATGGTACAACAAGAGCGACAAACCTCACAAGGGACCTAATGATGTTCAAACAATTGACTTAAGCAATGTATTTATTGTATGGAGTTGCAAAACTTTACAGAACTATAAATGCCTTGCTTCAACTGACATCAGTGGTGACGGAATCTATGCAGAGTACACATACAACGGGGATAAACAGGAGTTGTACGAAGATGTGTACGGAAAGATTACGAACACCCGTTATACAGAAGAATAAGTGATACTTTTTAGAGACTTTAACGAACTGTTAAGGTCTCTTTTTTATGCGTAAAATAAAAGCATAGAGAACAAGAAATACTAATTTACAGGAGGTATGAGTATGAATCCATATATGCCATATACATCGTACATGCCACAAGATGCTTATATGCAAGACCAGATGGCATTACGACAACGGATAGACAACTTATCACAGGCTCAACAGCAATACAAGGCACAGGCACAGCCGAATGTGAACTGGATACAGGTAGCCGGAATTGACGGGGCAAGGAATCAGATTGTACAGCCGGGAACTACGGCTTGGATGATGGATAACAATGCGCCATACTTCTACGTTAAATCCGTTGACGGTGTGGGAAGTGTTACGTTTAAAGCTTTTGAATTCCATGAGGTACAGGCGAACAATCCACAACCTGTAGTGGAAAACATGGACGCTAAGTACGTGACAAGAGAAGAATTCAACAAATTACTGGATACATTGAAACCTCAGCCGGAAGAACAGAAAGGGGAGCTGACACATGAGTAATCCGTTAATGGGAATGATGGGCGGTATGCCGGGTGGCAACGGCCCATTCGGAATGATTCAAAAAATGATGGGGATGGTGCAAAATACACAGAATCCAGGAGCAATGTTGCAGAATATGGCGCAGAGCAACCCGAACATCAAAAAGGCTATGGATATGTGCCAAGGAAGAAACCCGAAAGATGTATTTATGGAGATGTGCCAGCAAAATGGCATGAATCCAAACGATATTATTAATAAAATAAAGTGATATCTGGACGGAGTGCACACGTCTTGATAAATAAAAGAAAAGGAGAACCAACATGAACGAGGGATTAAACACACTTAGTGCTGCCGATGTAGCAGCAGTCACAAGAAACAACGATGGAAACATGTGGGGCGACGGTGGATGGTTCTGGATTATCATTCTTGCTTTCCTGTTTTGCGGTAACGGATGGGGAAACAACAACGGAACACATGACGCTTTTGTCTCTGACGAATTCGTGAAAAGAGATATCTTTAACACAAATCAGAATGTGTCCAACACAGCTTGCGAGACACAGAGAGACGTATTAGAGAACCGCTATACCACACAGCTCGGCTTGCAGAACTTACAGGCTCAGCAGTCTCAGTGTTGCTGCAACACACAGAAAGAGATCTTACAGAGTAGATATGATGCAGCATTACAGGCACAGAACATGCAGGCACAGATGGCACAGTGCTTAAAGAGATTCTTTAAAGCCATAAGGAATCTGTTTACCAAAAAAGTAAACACAGTAGGCACTTACGCATAGTAATATGCGTTGGCAACCGGGAGAATTGCTGGAAAATCTAAGTTTACTTTTACTTTCGCATTAAAATAATGTATAATTAAAATATCAATAATACTTATGCGGAGGTAAGAATATGTTTTATGTATATGAATGGTTTATAGTTTCAACTGGAGAAATAATATATGTTGGAAAAGGTCATAAGAAAAGATATAAGGTTAGAAAGCACAATCGTCTTTTTAATGAAATGATAAAAAGATTTGAATGTGATAGCCGTATTATCAAAGAATTTGAAGACGAAAGGGAAGCTTTTCTTTACGAGGACATCAGAATTGCCGAACTGAAAAAGAAAGGTCAATGTGTATGTAATATCAACCGAGGTGGAACCGGCGGTGATACAGAGTGGTGGAACGAAAAAAGAAGAAAAGAATATTCTGAACATAATGTTATGAAATCTAAAAGCCAGAGACAAAGAATGTCTGAAAAAAATCCGATGAAAGACAAAAAAACAGCCATGAAAGTTGGAAAAACAAAGTGGAGAGGTGTAATGGTCGGAGATGAAGAATATGAAAGTCTGGCACAAGCTGCAAAACATTATGGAGTAACTGTTCAAGCCATATCGTATTGGTTAAAAAGAAAGCAGACACCAGATTTAAGACCTTGCTATTATGTCGGAGAAGAAAAACCTATTCCACACAAAATAAAGTATTCATTTTGTAAGCCAGTATATATTGATGGGAAACATTTTGAAAGCGTAAAGAGCGCAGCTGAATACATTAACGTAACGCAAAACTCTTTGATAGCAGCACTAAAAAATAATAGACCATGTAAAGGACATATTTGTAAATATGACAATCAGCAGCCTAGTCAGACGAATACCGATAAGAGTAGTTTGAAAGGTTCAGAGACTAACGAGTGAGGACGGAAACCAATAATCTCGACACGAGTACCCGGCTCCTACCCGAATGGTAGGATGAAGATATAGTCCGAACTATCGAGGAAACCGATAGAAATGTAGAATAAAGAGTCTACATGTTAACAAAATGGCTGTGACATTAAAGAAAGCATCTTAGCAGATGGACAGGCTACACGCCAGTTAATCCAGGATAACACGATTCAGAACTTGAGAGACAAGCTCGCTGATCGTGACAGAGATTTGCAGACAGCATATTGGCAGATTTCACAGGTATCACAGACCAATAACATTATTGATGCAGTGAGACCGACACCAAAACCGGCTTATATGTCTTGCAGTCCATACTTTGCGTATAACGCATTTGGTAATGGTTGCTGTGCAAGTGGGAATGTGATGTAAGTGAACGATATATCACTACTTGACTTTCTGACAGTGTACGGAGTTGCTTTGCAGATAGCGAATTTTAACAGTGATCTATCACAAGCAAGTAATTCTGACATCGAAAAACACTTGCATGAGCAAGACAGTAAGTATTTTTTGAAAATAATTGAAAACCAAAACAAAATTATAAGCATGTTGGAAGAATCCATATCTACGAAAAAGTAGTCTTGCGAAGATTAAAGAGAGTAGGCATGCGCTTGCTCTCTTTTTTTAAGAAAGGAGAAAAAATATGTTAAATTCTATTGCTAAAAATGCTCAGACGGTAGCAACAAATCAGAATGTATTATTTACGGAAACAAGAGTGAAAAGCCGTAGATGTGCTTGTAACACAGGGTGGCTTGCACATGACAACGGCAGTGGACTTTTTGAAATCACAAACCGTGGAAATCTGCCAATGGCGGTCGAAGTTGAGTTTAACGGAAACGTTACGGCATCTGCAATAGGAGCGGTAGCGTTATCTATCAAACAGAACGGGGAACCGATTTCCGGTACAGAAATGGACTATACAGTAGCAACGGCAAATGTGTATCAGAATGTCGGTGCAACTACATTGATTGCAGTTCCGGCCGGAAGTAGTGCCACTATATCGGTTGGCAACGTTGGCACAGTTGACACATTGGTTAAGGATGCGAATATCATCATTAAAAAGCTCTCATAGAAAAGGGGTGAGTTTCTATGATTGATTTTAAAAGCAACCTAGATGTCAAAACTCCGAAAGAAATCTTTGCCGAAATCAACGAACGGTTTATCGGAGCTGTTATGATGCACGGACAGTTTGCGGACTACTTCGATTTCCTTGGCTTAAAAGGCTTTAAGCGGATGCATGAGTACCAGCACATTTCGGAAAGCTTGGAACGTAGGAAAGTGTGCCGATATTTTATAAACCATCACAATCAGCTTATTGATGATGTATTTGATGGAAAAGTGAATGTTATCCCGGATGCGTGGAGAACGGCCAAACGGTTAAGCGTTGGGAAAAGCACAAAGCAGAAAGCCGTAGAAGATGGCTTTGTCGAGTATCACAATTGGGAATCCGAAACAAAGGAAGTGTACGAACAGTACGCACACACGCTAAGAGAAAACGGCCATGTGGCTGATGCTATGTTCGTGGAATGTTTGGTAGAGGATGTAAGCGAAGAATTAAAAACTGTAGAATGTATGATTAACGACCTCATATCTACCGGATACGACATGGTATACATCACAGAAATTCAATCGGAGATTCACGACAAATACAAAAAGAAAATGAAAGGAATCGAGGTGTAATAAATGAGCGAGATCAAAAAGATTTTGGAAGAACAGCTTGAACGTGAGAAAGCATCTGCAAAGAAAGACTTAAATATGTCTAACTTACAGGCAATGTACATGATTACATCTACATTGTGTAATATGAAATCTTTGGAATGCGAAAGCGTACATGGGATGATTGCGGATGCATCGGAAAACCTTATCAAGAAGTACAGTAACGGAAAGTACGACAAAAACATTGATGCACTATATGACCAGTACATTATGGCGAAAGAGATGTATCAACAGAACGGAGATCAGGCACATAGAGACAAACTGATGGAAAGTGTAGGGAAACTCATGGTAGAAGTGTATGACATGCTTTCCTCTATGGTGATGGATTCAGATTTTGCAGAAGAACGGAAAGAGATTCAAAGGCAAATCAAGAAGCTTGCGGAAATGTAAAAACATGGGTACGGAGTACTATATATATTAATGTTACGATATATACGGTGAATCACATAGGACATTTTCTTTTCTTACTTGATACACCTCCTTTCAATAAAGCCTAATAGCGGAATGCTGATTAAAGGGCGGTCAAACGCCCGTTAGGCTTTCCCCTAAGGTTGCGGACTTGGGGAATCGTCATCTTATGTTACCTCCTAAAAATATAAAATGATAAATTTTTATCCGCAAAGGATAGTGCACAGTATGGTGCATGGATTCATTTCCGACTATCCTTTTTCTGTATAGAGTTAGTTACGGAATAATATACAGATTGACCGTCAAATAGCCGTAACAGTGGTTGGAACTGTATAGAGGGAACACTTACACCAACCACTAACGGGATATAGTTCAATGGTAGAACAAAAGTCACAATCATCTCTTTAAAAAAAGACTTATGTCCACGGTTCGATTCCGTGTATCCCGATTACCCCGACAGAGGTTCATCTGTCTGAATCCCTACCGCAGACGAAGCGGTTAATAAGAGACGTTGAGGAGGATATGCAACATGAAAAATATTATTCAGATTATCAAGGATGCTGGTCTTGAAATTACAGATGAGCAGAAAAAGACAATCGAAGATGCAGTGAAAGAGAATTACAAAAGCGTATCTGACTATGATAAGCAGACACGAAAAGTAGAAACTCTGACACAGGAACGTGACAACTTTAGAACGCAGTATGAAACAGCGAAAGAGACTTTGGACGGGTTCGAGGGAAAAGACTTCGATGCGATCACAAGAGAACGTGATGAGTGGAAGACGAAAGCTGAGAATGCAGAAAAAGAATGGAAAGACAAGCTTGATGCCAGCGAAAAAGAGTACAACCAGAAGATTGAAGAAAGAGACTTCAATGACGTTCTGACAAAGGCTCTTGCGGGCGAGAAATTCAGTTCTGATTTTGCCAAAACAGGAATCATCAACATGATTAAAGACAAGGGTCTGAAACGTGAGGGCGAAAAGATTCTTGGTCTTGATGATTACATGAAAGAACTGAAAGAATCTCAGAAAGACGCTTTCGTAACTGATGGTAAGACACCACCGGTATTCACAACACCTACAGAAAAAGGTGGAAGTGAACCGAAAGCAGAGCCGTTTGTTCCTGGAACTGTTTGGTAAAACCATACTGTGAACCGACTATCAATAGGAGATAGCCGTTGACCTTAAAGAATTAAAGGAGAACAAAAAATGGCAGAAACAACAAGAATTACATCGTTAAACATGTTACTTGACACAACCGGAAAAATGCTTCTTGCAGAAGAGTATGGAAAGGTCATTGAAAACGTCCAGAAGAACACTATTTCTGGAAAAATGAAGAATACCGAACTTTCCGGTGATCCATCAGCCGGAACCGTAGAAGCGAAAAGATTCGCAAATGCGACATCTAAGAATTATGGAACTGCCAGAGGTGCAGCTAAAGGTGATGGAGTAAAAGGAAAGCCGGTTACGATTCCGATTAATGTAGATAAGGAAATCGTAGAAGAGGTTGAACAGAAAGACGTATCTCTTCTCGGAGTAGAGGGACTTATCGCAAAAAGAACAGCAAACCATGCACTTAGAATGATCGCAGAACTCGACACTGAGTTCTTCAAAGTTGCCGGAGCAGATGCGACAGAAGTTGATCTGACAGGTATTACAGCTATTGAGGAACAGGCTGAAACCATGATTCAGCAGTGCGAAACCACCAAGAATGAATATGTGGACGGAGTACCTCGTTCTATGATGAACATGATCTGTACACCTAAATTCTACGGAAAAATCCGCACATATCTTGACAAGGTTACGGTTCCAGGTGTTGGCGTGGCTGACGAAGAGTTCTACGCTTATCATGGCGTAAAAACATTCTCATGTGTGCACATGCCGACAGACGTTGATGTGATCGTGATGGTGGATGGAGCTATCGCACAGCCTGTTAAATCCACACCATACAGCGCTGAGAAGATTCCTCTTTCAGAAGCATACGGCATCGAACTCTTTTACCATTACGGAACAAAATCTGTAATGCCAGACCTTATCTTCAAGAACAAGAAAGGTGAGTAAGCATGAGACAGTTTGAAGACTTGGAAACAGGAAGAATCTTATCAACCGAGAACGAAACGAGTGCTCGGTTGATGGAGAACAATCCACAAAAATATAAAGAAATTTCAGTTGGAAAGACTAAAGCCAGATCAAATTCTAGTAAACAGGAAAATTAGGTGAAACACTATGGCGTACACAGATTATAAGTTTTATACAAAAAAATTTTTTGGAAAAACAATTCCAGAAAGCGAATTTCGTGAATATGCTGAACGTGCTAGTGACTGCATAGACAACTACACTATGGATCGCCTTGTCGATGGACTTCCAGAAAATGAGCGAGCAGAAACAAAAGTTCAAAAAGCTGTATGTGCAGTAGCTGATGAAATGTATAAGATAGATCAATCTAAAAAAGCTTCTATGGATGCCATAGGAACCATACAGAGAGAAGATGGGACGGTCGTAAATAAGACCGTCTCTTCTGTTTCTTCTGGAAATGAAAGCATATCTTACGCTAACGGGAACAGCCAGAGCAATCGGTATACCGTAGCAGCTACCAATGTGCAAGAAGAGAAAAAACTGCTTCTCGAAGCAGCGGTTAGCTATCTTTTTAACGTTACCGATGATAACGGAGTGTACTTGCTATATAGAGGGATTTGAACAATGGGAATTATTAAAAGATTATTTTGCAAACACAAAAAGAAAATCCATGCCGGAACATATTTGGAAGATATCGGAAACGGGATAAAAGAAACAAGGCACATATGGAAGTGTGAAAAATGCGGTAAGAAGTTTTATTAACGAGAGGTGATACCAATGTATGACAAAACCATAACGGTATTTAACAAATACGTGAATCAGAAAGATGAAATATTTTGGTATCCGACCGTAATTAAAGGTGTTCAACTCATTGTTGATAAATCCGCAAACATCGAAAAGACAGGACTTGATACGGCTGACACGGCAACGCTCCATGTTCTGTATCGCATGGCATCCGATGAAAAAGTAGTAGCTGGCAAAAAGTATCTTGAGCCTAAAAAATGGGCGAAACAAATTAACGATACGCTTGGACATACCGTCACATTTGCAAACGGTGACTTTTTTATTGAGGGCGAATATGATGAAAAGATGATAGCAGACGAAGACTATCAGAGCCGGAGAGACGGTGGCTTTTATGATTATATGAACAAAAATCACGACAATGTATTCTTAATCACCAATGTCGGAACATACACACTTATCCCACATTTTGAGATAGGGGGGAAGTAAATGGCACGTAGCAGAATGTTCCATTTTCCGAACATCTCGATAGTTGAAGCTGACATCAAAGTGAATGTGAATCTTGACCGATTCGAAAAGCAATTCCAAGATGCTCAACTTTGGCTGGATGAACAAGTATGGACAGGCACAAAAAAGTATATTCCACAAAGAGACGGGATGCTGATTGATACAACCAATACGCAGAACGAAGCTTTGAAAGGTAGTGGAAAGGTTTATGCCGGATATGGCCCTTACGCAAGATTTTTGTACATGGGAAAAGTCATGGTAGACCAGGAAACAGGTTCACCGTGGGCGAGACCAAAAGCAAAAAAGGTCGTGACAGACCGTGATATTCAGTTCTCGAAAGAGCCGAATCCTTTTGCAACAGACCATTGGTTTGATTCTGCTAAAGATGAGTTTGGTGATACATGGGTAAAAGGAGTGAAGAAACGTGCAGGCGGTGGATAGTAAAAAAATAGTGAAATACGATGTTGACGGATACGACATTGTAACAAATGCACTTAAAGATTTGCTGAATCAGTATCCTGGATTGGAAACCGGAGAAGTGTTTAAATTCTCCACACTCAAAGAAGATGACGGAATGGCATTCTATCCGGTATCAGGTGCGGTGATTGCACAGGAGAAAAAATCGGTAACAGGTAAGGTGAATCAGCTTTGTAACTACCCATTTTATATCGTGTACAGGACATCCCGTGATTCTCCGAATATGAAAGCGGATATCAAGGAATTTCTTGATAGTGTAGGTAAATGGCTGGAACGACAAACAGTCGTGATTGATGGCGAAAAGCATAGGCTTACATCTTACCCAACACTTACAGAAGAACGAAAAATAGAAGAGATTACAAGAATCACACCATCATATCTTGACAAGACTTACGAAAACAATGTGCAAGACTGGGTGATTAGTATGTCTCTTAAATACAGAAATGTATTCATAAGAACTAATTAACCGGACATCAATTGGAGATGTTCGCTGACCGTAAAAAGTTAACGGTAGAAAGGACTATAATATGGGAAATCTTAGCAGAGAAGCACTCGCACATTATCTGGACTATAGTTTCAAACAGACACCAGCAAGTGCTACGTGGGAAATCCTTGGTGATGACATCGACGATATGTCGGTTGATCTGAACCCGGATACAGAGACAAAGAAGAACATTCTTGGTCAGACAAAAACGACAGACAATGGATATGAACCGTCTATGGATGCAGATACATACTATGCAAACCCGGACAAAAAGCTGTATCCGAAGATTAGGGATATTGCAATGAAACGATTGAAAGGAGCGGACTGTAAAACACTTATGCTGGAAGTCCTTGTGGAAGATACAAGTGCAGAAAACCACCTTGCGTATGTCGAAGAGGTTATGGTAAAACCTCAGTCTTATGGTGGAGATACATCTGGCGTAAACATTCCGTTTAAAGTATCTTCTGACGGTAAGAGAACAGAGGGATATGTAAGTGCTACTTCGCTTGCTTCTGGCAATCCAGAATTCACAGCCGGAACAATCCCACATAGTCTTTCTACAGGAAAAGAAGTACTGTAACGCTTTATTAACAGGAGGAATAATATGAGCAACAAGTTACCAAAAAAAAGAAACAACAATCAACTTTGCATCTCGGTTGATTCTGGAAAGATTGAAGTGCCAATCATAGACAAACACACACATGAAAAACTGGGGCAGTTGGTATTTGCACCAAATGACACAAACATCGTTGAAAGATATGAAGAAGTTGTATCTTTTTGGAAGAATTACAAGATGCCTGAAGAAGACAGCTTAGAAGCTGTAAAGAAAGCAGAAAAAGAAATTTCAGATCAGCTTTCGTATTTGATTAATGCGGATGCGGAAAAAGCTTTCTTTTCTATTCTTGGCCCTTTTTCTCCTATGGATGACGGGAAAATCTTTATGGAACAGGTGCTTGATGGTGTAGCACAGGTTATTGAGAAAACTCTGAATACAAACGTAACAAAGGTACAGCGCCGTGTAAATAAGTATGTGGCCAAGTACCACAACTAATGGATGTCTGGAAACTCCCCAAATCTGTTAAAGTAAACGGCAAAGAATATCGAATACGCTCAGATTACAGAGCCGTGTTAGATATTCTTTGTGCTATTAATGATCCCGACATAGTATACGGAATGTCCGAAGAAGAGAAGAACTTAGAGATATACACAACGATTCTGGCTATATTCTACGAAGACTTTGATAATCTTCCAACGGAAGACTGGGAAGAAGCTTTAAAGACAGCGAAAGAGTTTATCGACTGCGGATTTAAGGGAGATAAGAAAAAACCGCAACTTATGGATTGGAAAAAAGATGCAAAGATTCTGATTCCGGCCATTAATAAAGTGGCACATGAGGATATTCGTGATAAAGAGTACTTGCATTGGTGGACGTTCATGGGACTTTTCATGGAGATTGGAGAATCTCTGTTCAGCACAATAACTAACATTCGTGAAAAAGTCTCGAAAGGGAAGAAATTGGATAGTTGGGAAAAAGAATTCTATTCTAGCAACAAAGAACTTGTTGACCTTAAAGCGACACCAGAGCGAAGCGAAGAAGAAAAAGAAGAGTTAAGAAAAGTATTCGGGCTAACAAATAATTAACCGGGTATCATGTGGAGATACCCGCTGACCGCAAACTTTTAGCGGTAGAAAGGACAATACATGACAGAAGATGGAAGTATTGTTATTAACACAAAAATCAGAACTGATGGCGTAAAGGCGGGTGCACAAGAAATTGAAGCCGGATTACGAAGAGCAGCAGACAGGGTAGATAATTTGGGAGCGTCTGCAAAAAACGCCATCAATAAGCAAATAGATGCTTTTGCAAAACTGAATAACGAATACAGCGCACAAGAGCAAAAGGTAGAATCGTTACGGCAAAAGGTAGCATCCTATGCAAATCAGCGCATCCCAACTACTGAATACAAGGAAATATCCGACCAAATTTCAAAAGCAGAAGCAAAACTCAATCAGCTTATGTCATCACAGGAACGTTTTGTAGCAAACGGAGGGAAAAAGAACACTTCGACTTATAAAAAAATGCAGTATGACATAGATGAACTTGCGAACACTATTAAATACGCACGGTCGGAGCTTATTGACCTGGAAGTTTCTGGAAAAGCCTTTTCGACTGGTGTGAACACCAAAGAAGCACAGGCAGACATGGAAAGACTTGCGAGTGCAGAAAGAAGACTCGCTGATATGCAGAACCGATTAAACACATCGTATTCTGGCATTAAAAGCAAACTTGCAAGTTACGGCACTGGTTTGGTTTCCTTAAAAGAAAAACTTTTTGGAGTAAACAGTGCTAATAGCAAAACTGCAAATTCCAATTCAAAACTGAGTATGTCATTTAAAGACGCTAGTAAATCAGCCGGATCAGCAAGAATGAGTATTGGAAGAATGCTTACGATGTCTCTATTGTTTAGCGGTGTTTTTCGAATTCTTAGTGCTCTTACGCAAGGAATAATAGGTGGATTTAATAATCTTGCTCAATACTCCAAAACCACAAACGCAAATATATCTACTTTGTGGGGGAGTCTTATAAGATTGCAAAATGCATTTGCTACAGCTTTCAGTCCGATTCTGACAGTTATCACACCGATACTGTCACGATTCATTGACCTTATCAGCACAGCCATAACCTATGTAGGAATGTTCTTCGGCTACCTTGCCGGGAATAAAACATACACAAAGGCACTGACAGTACAAAAAGATTATGCTGCAAGTCTGGACAAGACCGCCAAGTCTACGAAGAAAGCCACAAAAGCAGCAAAAGACTACTTGTCACCGCTCGATGAAATTAATCGGTACACAACAAATAAGGATACCGACACAACACCGTCTGGATCCGGTGCAAACGGAACACCGATCAGCAAAATGTTTGAAGAAGTTCCAATAGATGCACCGCCGATTTTCGAAAAAATCAAGGATGTGCTGGGGCAGATATTCCAACCGTTCAAAGAAGCGTGGGAGCGTGAGGGAAAGAACACAATTGATGCTGCTAAGTATGCATTGTCGGAGCTTGGAGCACTGGCAAAGAGTGTCGGCAGTAGTATGTTGGAAGTCTGGACGAATGGTACAGGCACACAGATATTGTCTACCATGTTACAGATCGCACAGGGACTGCTTACAACGGTCGGAAATATCGCAAGGCAATTAGACATAGCTTGGAATAAAAACGCCGTAGGGACGGCCATTATACAGGCTATAGCAGATGCATTCCAAAAGGTACTTGATATCATCAATCGTCTTGTGTGGGATACGGCTCAGTGGGCGGGATCATTGAACTTTTACCCGTTGCTTAATTCGATTAAGAATCTGTTTGAATCTATGTCACCGCTGATAGAAGCTATTGGAAGTTTCTTAGAAAGACTGTATACGAATATTATATTGCCGATGCTTACATGGCTGATAGAGAGCGGTCTTCCGGCGCTTATTAATGTACTTGCTGGCTTGTTTAATTTCCTCGGCGAACATCAGTGGATTGTTGATGCCATTGGGACAGCATTAGTTACAGCGTTTGCTACATCAAAGATAGTTCCTTTAATTGCAACTATATCAAGCGCAGTTCTTGGATTTGCTGGACACATAGGAACATTAATTGACATTTTAAAAGGCGGTGGTGGATTAATTGGCGTTATCGGTCAAGTAGTTTCTACGTTTGGCATTGTTCCTATTGCAATAGCAGCAGCAATAGCAGCGATTATATTGATAGCTACTCACTGGAATCAACTTAAAGCTGTAATGTTGAAGCTTATGGACTGGATAAAAGGAGTATTTGCCACTGACTGGCACGCTCAGTTCGGAGTATTTGGAGATGTAGTGGAAGTTTTTCTTAACAGCTTTAAAGGGATTTTTAACAGCATTAAACAGATATGCTCTGGGTTTGTCACATTTTTAAAAGGAGTATTTACGGGGAATGTAGATATGGCGCTAAAAGGAATACTAAAAATACTCCGCGGAGCTGCTAACTTAATCTACTCAATTTTTAAAGCACCTGTAAATATGGTTATCGCTTTATTTAATGGATTGAATCAAGCGATCATTAATGCAATTAACGGTTTGGTAGACGGACTGAATCACATTAAGGTACCAGATTGGGTTCCAGGTATCGGTGGTAAAGGAATTAATCTTTCCCATGCAAATTACACCAGAATTCCATATCTTGCACAAGGGGCAGTTATTCCGGCCGGAAATCCGTTCTTGGCGGTGCTTGGTGACCAGACAAAGGGAAACAACTTGGAGATGCCGGAAAATCTGTTAAGAAAAATCGTAAGTGAAGAAAGCGGAAAAGGTACAGGAATGATAAAACTTGTGGTAAATCTGGACAGCCGTACTGTACTTGAACAGCTTATTAATACAGCAAAAGAGATGCAGATGTCCAATGGACAGAATGTATTTGAACTCGGGAGGTAGGTAAAATGGCACAGCAAGTGATTAAGATTAATGGTCGGACTATTCATCAGCCAGACACATTCAAGTTCAGCTTTGCCACTACCTCTACAGAGGGAACAGAGCGATTAATGAGTGGAGTTATGTGCAATGAACCGATGTTCACGGTAGAATCTTACGCTTATGAGGGAAGTGACATAAGTATATCGGAAATGGCAAACCTTTTGCAGATGATTGTAAATCAGAGACAGGTGCAACTATATTATTTTTCCGTGTATTACGGAAGATGGAGAGAAGCACCGTTTTACGTCACACAAGGAAGTGTAGATATCGGGACATTAAAAGAGGGAGAAGAAAAGTACAAATCCCTTAGTTTTAACATAATAGGGGTGAATCCACTATGATACACATTAGCAATGCATATAAGAAAGCTATATACGGACGTAGTGACTGGTATCCATCTGCAAGGGTTACTTTCTTGGATGGAATAGTGCTAAATCTTGGCCGATCCGAATTTTTAATATCCGGCAACAACATTGTTGATGGAGCTGGTACACAAAGTTTGCCACTCGGCAATGTTGTTTCCAGAAAAATTACAGTAAAGCTGTATAACGCAGATGACAGATATAGAGTTCATAGCTTTCTTGGTGCCAAGATAACATTGTACAAGTCAATTAGCACGGATATAGGTGATCTGACTATAAAAAGTGGCACTTATACCGTAATTGACCCGGAAAGCTATGGGGATACCGTAAGCTTTTCTGCTTATGACGATGCATACAAACTTGACAGAGATTATACCACACATTTAACGTATCCACTCAGCCTAAAGGATATTCTGAAAGATTCTTGCAGAACGTGTGGTGTGCAGATGGATGTTACTTCGTTTTCTGATGATAACATCATGGTAAAGGAAAAACCTACAAATACCACTCACAGACAGGTGATCGGATGGATTGCAATGATTGCTGGTGGGAATGCGTGGATTAATGCAGATAACCATTTACAGATTTCACAGTATGATATGTCTCTTTTTGATAATATTGCGGACATTGACGGTGGATGGTTTGACGATCCGAGACAGAATTATGACGGTGGTCAGTTCGAAACAGACATGATATCAGAAAAGTATTCAACTTATGCGGATATGTCTGGCGGTACATTCTCAGAAGACATTAGCGAGTATTACTACGATGACTTGGATTGGAGTTCCGAAAAATATTCAAGCGGTTCGAATGTTGACGGTGGATGGTTTGATGATGGGTTGGAACTTCTTACAGATGATTCTTATGGAATTATGTACAGGTCCGTTGAAAGGAAACAAAAAAACGCATATCAGCTGATCGGAAAAAAAGATAATTTGTTCTTGCTTAAAAATGGAAATGTGCTTGGAGTACATTCCGTGGATGTGGAAGAAGCCAGCGGATACATTCTGACAGATGCTACAAATGTGTATACAAGTGGTGACATCATAGACGATGGTAGCTTCAAGTTAGTTGATAATTTCCATTTCTTAACTCAGTGGAAGACAGGGCTGACAACAGGAGTAGAGCCTATAGTTATAACAGGTATTCAAACTACAGAGGATGAAAAAACGTACACATATGGTTCTGAGGGGTACATATTGAGTATAGAGAATTCACTAATCAAAGATAAGAGCTTACTGGTTAATACGGTCGGAGAAAAACTTACGGGCGTATCATTTATGAATTTTTCCGGCGAACATCTTTCTTATCCTCTTGCAGACTTTATGGATCTTGCCTATGTTATCGACAGGAACGGAAAAGTAAACAAAACCATCTTGACTGATATTACTTTTAACTTTCTCGGTTTTACTTCGCTGAAATGTTCGGCCGAAAATGCAATCAGAAATAGCAGTAAGTACGTGACTTCTGAAACGAAAGCAATACAAAAGGCCTCTGCAATGGCCGATAAAAAAATCAGCAAATACGATGAAGCTGTTCAATCCCTTACAGCATTAATGACACAAGGGATGGGATTTTTCAAGACGGAAAAGATACAGGATGATAAATCCATTGTATTTTATCTCCACAACAAAGAAAAACTGGAAGATTCGAACATTATCTGGAAAATGGTCGGGGATGCTTTTGCGGTATCTACAGACGGTGGAAAAACGTGGAATGCCGGACTTGATTCTAACGGAAACGCAGTAGTTAATGTACTTTCTGCCGTAGGTATTAACTGCGATTGGATACATTCTGGAACATTGACACTTGGTGGCTATAACAACCAAAATGGTGTACTTTCGATGCAAGATTCAGACGGAAATGAAATAGGGAGATGGAATAATCAAGGTGTGTATGCAAAAGGACATTATGTATCCGAAGATTCTATAGGTAGAAAAATAGATTTGCATAATGCAAAAATTGATCTTTACTCATCTGGAGGAAAATATACAGGTTACATTTCTGGAGAATTAGATGGTATAGAAGCGAGAGCTACGTCTACGGATTACCTAAACATCGGAAAAGGTTATTCCGAATTTAATGTTTCAAAAAGATTACAACTTTTAAGTAAAAATCAAATTGCCATTTCTGCAAAGGAGATTGTGATTAATGGAAATAAAGCAAAAACAGGAACTGCCGTGTTTAGCGATGGAAGTTACTTAAAATTTGTGAATGGCAATTTAGTCGGTGGAAGAACTGCAAGTGGCACAACATTTTAAGGAGACAGGCATATGACAAAAACAGAAAGTGCGGTTCAATGGGCTATTAATATCGCAAACGATAACAGACATGGATACAGCCAAGCGAACCGGTGGGGGAATCCAGACTATGATTGCTCATCACTCGTAATATCTGCATGGCAACAAGCCGGAGTTCCGGTAAAATCAAATGGAGCTACTTATACGGGAAATATGTACAATGTTTTTCGTGCTTGCGGATTCACGGATGTAACGACAAGCTGCAACAGAGCCACTGGTGCTGGAATGCAAAGAGGGGATGTACTGCTAAATGTTAAATATCACACTGCAATGTACATCGGTGGTGGTCAGATGGTGCAAGCATCATCTACAAGAGGACATCCAGAAGCCGGGGATCAGACGGGAACAGAGATATGGGTGTGCAGATATTATAATTATTCGAGAGGATGGGATTACGTTTTACGGTATACAAAAGGCGGTTCTGCTGGCGGTGGAGGGACACCGACACAACCATCTGGTGTTTCTCTTGTAAGATGGATCCCTGGATAGAAAGGAGAAAATATGGCTATACAGATGCGTAGGGGACTACTTGCAGATTTTGACGCAAGTAAGATGCTCCCCGGTGAATTTGCGGTAACTATAGACGAAGTGGCCGAAAACCAAAAAGTATTTATCTGTTTTTCAGCCGGAACATTTAAGACGTTGGCTACAAGAGAAGATTTTGAGCAAGACTTGGCGAATATCCAACAGGCTATCGAAGACGCAAGAGAAGCGTCAAAGACAGCGAATGGAGCTATCGACAAGGCTAACCAAATCATAGCCGGAAAAGTCGGAATCGATGATACACAGTTGAGTGGATCTACAGTGTATTCTTCAGAAAAGACAGATCAGCTGTACGTTAAAAAAACAGAATACGACAAACTTGTTGAAAAAGTAAACTCTTTGGTAAGCGATTTGTCGAATGCTCTAGTAAGTAGGTGATAGTATGGACCAGATATACATTGAAGCGTTGAACGAAGCGAAAACATTGTCAGATAGTGATTACTTGCTCATAGAAACAAGCACAGAAGATCTAAAGATTTCTATCGAGACTTTAAAACAACTTCTTTCCGTTGCTACAGCGAATAAATTAACAAATCCGTTTGAACTAACTCTTTCTGGCGATGCTACAGGGGCAACAACTATAGACGGCAGTGAATCTGTTGATATTGATGTGTCTCAAATCAAAGCAACTTCGCTGAAAAACGATATTAAAATCAATGGTACACCGTTTGATGGGCAGGACGGAATAGTGACTGATCAATGGGGGAAAGAAAGACAGATTACTATCGGCGGATGCGTAAGGAGCGTAAATGGCGAATCTGATATTGAATTCCCGGCAAACGAAGTCTTTTCAGGATCTGGACAGCCTTACGTCCCGACCGCTGGTGGAGCTATGACAGGAGATTTAAAAAGGAACATTAATGATGCTGATTATACTGTTTACAGTGCTACTACAGAAACGACAGAATCTGGAACGTCTGTAAATATTAAATTTGGAGATGTTAATGCAAATCCAGTCATGCTCGGATTAAGCCAGCCAATTTGGAACAATGGCGTAAATGTAAAAAAACTGCTTACAGAGGACGATATTTACGAGTTAGAAAGACGTATTAGTGAATTAGAAAGTATGGCTACACAAACATTATCTATTAAGGAGGAAGATATAAATGGCTGATGAAAAAGCGCAGAAAATTTATGGGAAATATATAAAAGAACTTCCACAAGTTACAGAAGTAAATGATACAGATGATATCATCGTGGAAGATTCTACACCGATTACAAATCGAACAAAACTTGGTGTTATTTTCGATACGATTAAAAGCAGAATCGCATCTACGTGGAAGTTTTCAGAATTAGGGAATAAAACAATTCTGACATATATTACGGAATTAAAAGCAAAAGCCCCAGTATTTGGCACGACGTCTCTTATCGAAACACGTGCAAATAGTTACAAAGATACTACTGTAAAATTCGGAAAAACTTTTTCAAAGGCTCCGACTGTACTTGTATCTCTTTCCGGTGGATCGCAAAATACAAAATCGTTCGGAGTGCAGGTTTTAAGTACGACCACCAGTAGTTGCGTTATTCGTACTGTTAACGGAAACAATTCAAGTGTGTCTATTATTGTTAACTGGTGCGCATTAGCCTAAAAATGTGGGGAACATTGCCAACCGAAAAACATGAGATGATTTCCTTATCAAACAGGGAAGGAGAAAAAAATATGGCAGCTATGAGCGAAGAAACCATGTGCGAAGTGATCAAAAGCTGTGCCTACGGATACACTGTAGACGAATTGGCAGAACACTACGGCATGGAAAAAACAGATGCAGAAAAGTTTGTGAAAGATCATGCATCAGAGATTACAGAAACGAAAGAACACTTAAAACAGGAGGGATATATTGAATAGGATAGTCGATGTTTCTGAACATAACAGGAACATCGACTGGGCGAAAGTAAAAGCATCCGGCATTGTAGGTGCTATCATCAGATGCGGATATGGACAAGATCAGGCAGGACAGGATGATAAAAAATGGCTGAGAAATGTATCTGAATGTGAGCGTCTTGGCATCCCTTACGGTGTATATCTGTATTCTTACGCAAAGACTACAGGTGCAGTACAGGGAGAAATCAACCACGCATTAAGACTTTTAAAAGGACATTCCCCGGCATGGCCTGTATATTTTGACAGCGAACAACAGGGAACACAGGGAGTTGCAAAAGCCAATGCAAAAGCATTTTGTGACGCAATGGTGGCACATGGCTATAAAGCCGGAATCTATGCGTCTACATCTTGGTACAAGAACTATATCGGCCAGACATGGGGATATTCTCTGTGGATTGCATCTTACGGCTCTAAATCTGCCGGAGTAAACGGAATTGATATGTGGCAGTACACATCAAGAGGTTCTATTCCAGGCATTCCAGGTTATGTGGATGTGAACTATGTGTATAAGAATCTTGGTGGTACTGCAAAGCCTGTGCAGAAACCGACTGTAGCACCGGCACCTAAACCGGTAGATGAATCTTGGAAAGGTGACAAGAGGTATTACCTGGAAAACACCCGTGTAGGGGCATGGCAGAAAGCTATGAACATAGGATTTGACACTAGAGAATTATCTGAGGATAACAAATTCGGTGTCGGCTCGCAGGATTTTGCTAAAAAGCATATCTTGTGGGTTGGACAGACGCACAACTGTATAACGGCTATCAGATGGCTTAGACGCACACTCAGAGACGTATATGGCTTTACGAAGCTGTCTTACAATGAGGGATGGACAGACTACCTCGGGAAGTGTGTAGAAGTATTCCAGAGGAACAGAGGACTTACACCGGATAGAAAAGTAGGACTTATCACGACCTACTGGATCTTATCCGGCATCGTAAAATAAAATAAGAGCATTACACTTTGCATACAATACTAAAAATTCCCACTGCTGATTACTCGCCAGTAGTGGGAATTTTTTCTTTTTCTATAAAATGATAGATTGGGAGCAGAATTCCGATATATCCTTTTTTGTACATGACATTCATTAGTGATTTCATTCCAACTGCGCTTTCAATAGAGCTTTGAATGGAAATTATGTCATTTATTCTGGTCCCGTGCATCGGTTTTAATTTTAAAACAACATATTGATTTGTGCATAATGACCCATCTATCATAACCATTAATCCAATTTCGCTATACACATGCAATATTTTATCAGAAACTTCTTTAATTTTTTCATCTGATACTATTTGACTTATGACAGAATCGTTTGTAAGATTATCAAATCGTTTTTCGTTATATTTTACGTTTCCTCCAGTAACATCGTCTGTATAATTTTGCTCTTTGTCCAGTTCGCAATTTGCAACACACAAAGCAGCGAAAGCAGTAGAAAAATCCTTTATATGTTCATTATCCTGCTTCTCACTTTTGTTAATATGTTCAGATGGAATCTCTATATTATCTATCTTAATTTCTTTTTCTGAAACAGTTTTCCTTTCGACATCCAATTTGTTTAAGTCTTCGACAAGAGTTTTGTACTCATTTTCAAGAACAGCATTGGCACGATCGGTTAGAGATTTTTCTTTTGCAAGATGATATATACAATTATCAAATTGCAAAGTGTCAGTGTCTTTTTTCTTGTCTTTTTTTATCAAATATGAGAATAGATATGTTAACCCGCCAAAAAATGCTATATTTATTATGAATAAGAATATAGTACCAATTATACCATTTTCTTTCACGCACATTGTCCAGTTTGTGAAAAGATTAATCGTCTGAAAGAGCGTTAATATTCCAAAGAAAATTTCTGCCAATACAAGCATTGTAATTTTAAATCCAGGAGAATCATGTTGAACAGAAGCTTTCTCTGAATTCTTTTGAAAAGTATAGAGCCTTTCTTTCCTTTTTTTCTTCATAAGTTCTTTCTTGCGCTTTTTAGCACGCTTCTTCTGCATTTTTCGGTTGTAAGCAGTTCTTGTTACAGCACGCTTTATGTAATGATATTGGCTCGGACGCATTTCAACAGCTCCTTATTATCTTTTTAAGAAGTATATAGTATGCTATAATTATATTCTATTAAGTATTTTTCTTTTCTTTTCTTCGAATTCTTGCTTATTGATTGCTCCACAGTCAAGAAGTTCTTTTAATGCTTTTAACTGATTTAGATCATTTGCAACTTCTGCGGTAGATTCTGGTTTTTCACTTATCTTTTTGTTTAGAAAATCCATAAATTCTTTATATCTTTTTTTGTAATCTTTTCCTACAACCGAAAGAAGTAAAGAATTTGGATCATTTTTAACCGTCTTCTTCCAGCCTTTGTCCATCCATTTTATTTGCTTGGCCTGTTCTCCCGGAATTATAAATTGTATATATCCAGGACCCCACCAAACACTTGGTTCTTTGCATGTTATACCGCTAATGTTTTGATAATAGAATTTTCTCCCTTGCTTTCTAGAATCTGTTACATACATAGGAATAATCTCTACATATTCATCACAAGCAACAAGTTTCCCGAAAAAGCTATCTAATTCCAAGACCTTTTTATTCTGCATATAAGTACCTCCGCATACATAGTATGCTATCTTCTTAATACCGCAATCACAACTCCAAACCTTACCCATTGTTCCATGTCTTCAAAACTATTCGGATCAACTTCTATGACATCACCGAAGCCGTTGATCGGGACTAACTTTGTCTTACCTCTCTGTACATACCGCCTTATATACGCACGTCCTGTTTCTTTGTGTATAATAATCACGGTATCACCGTTTCTTGGTACTCTTTTGGATATGCAAATGATATCACCCTTTACATATACAGGAAGCAAGTGGTTGCTCGTTATCTTTATACCACAATGTAACGTCTCACCGTACTTTTTTATGTATTCCGGGCAGTATATCCGTTCTTCGTGTGAGGAATCCAATATCATACCGTCAGCCATCTCACCAGTGGGGCATAGAACATCCAACATGTTTTCTGGATCCGTTTCCAGCACTTTCATAGAGAGTTCATAGTCCATCTTACCAAGAATATACGCACGTTGCCTGTCGGTCAATTGCCTGTACTTTCCCAATACCTCGTATTCCTTAGAAGAACACCCTAAGAGATCAGGGATAGGTTTGTGCGTTAGTTCCGACAACCTTAGTGCTAAGAAAACGTCAAGATTATTAGTCTTCCGTGAAATGATGTTTTTGTATGTGGACACAGACACACCCAGCATCTTAGAAAAGAGAACTTGCGTAAAATCAAGGCTTTTCCGCTCTTCTTCGATGTTATGTGCAAAGTTATTCAACATTTCCTCTTTTGTTAACATTATGTCACATCCTGTCGAAAAGGCTAATATCTTGGCTATTTTTCATTCTTTTTATACAAAAAATACGATATTTTAGCCAACATCTTGACTATAGTTTCGAGTTATAATCTATTTAAATATTACATGTATAATTATAAGATAAAAATGGCACTTGTCAAGCCATTGATAGGAGGTAATCTAATGGGAAAGGACGAAATGAACAGCAAGAGCAACAAAACATGGACAGATACTTATGAAAGCGAAATCAAGCGGATGATAAAAGGCATCCGTGACCCTCGCCTAATGCGGTACATCTATCTTATAGTCAAAGATGCTATCGGTGAAAACATTGACAGATAACAAACATATGTTCTATGATGTGGGTAATCGCTACTGGAATGACGTGTCGGGATATTGGAGGGATTTATGTGGATGAAAAGAAACAGCAAGAATATTACAAAACTCGGATTCTTGAAGCAGTAACCGCAATGACAAGCGAAAAATATTTAAAACTGGTATTTTATTTTGTCAAAGCGTGCTATAGAGAAGAAAAGGAAAAGGAGACTTAATGTCCCCTTTTCCTTTTTAGTTGCCAGAAACGAAAGTGTTGAAAAACTCGCAAAAAACTTTTTTTCTGTCTGTGCTCATGTGATAATAATCAATTATAATTTTCTGAAACTGTTCATCGTCTGCGCCTAATTTTGCTACAATCTCAAGAAATTCTTCTGATGGTTCCTTGAATGATTTATCGTCAATCAAGTCGGATTTTAAAATCTTAAAGTAATCAGCTATTGCCTGTACCTTTCCCATCTTCGGCATTATCTTGCCAGTGCACCAAGTATTAAAAGTTGTTTGGGGGAATCCTAACGCTTCAGCAACTTCCTTTTGTTGCTTTCCACTATTGGAAATGTAGTAGTTTAGGTTCTTTGCGAAGATTTTTCTCTGTTCCTCCTCGGTCATGTTAACACCTCCTCTCTACGTTTATTATAGTATCACAGAATCCTAAAAAATTCAACAAGAATCCTAAAAAATTAAATTATTATATTGACAATACGAAAAAATAGGATTATAATACAGGCATAAGATAAAGAAAGGAGGAACCTAAATGGTAGAGACTTACAAAGTTCCGAGGATTTCCATAGCAGCATGTAGAGTTAATGCTAAGCTGAAACAAAGAGAATTTGCTGAGAAAGTGGGCGTTTCTCCGGCGACTGTAACTAACTGGGAGTTGGGTAAAACGGAGCCGGATTTAAGTCAGTTAAGGACCATCAGTGAACTTTCTGGTATTCCTATGGACTTTATTTTTGTGGACAGAGAATCCTAAAATATAGGATTTTGCAATTAAATACAGGGAGGTGACAACATGGAACAGGACAAACTTTTAAAAGTAGATAACACCATTGAAAAACTGTGTGACTTTTTGCAGAAAGAAACAGAACGTGTTGCATCTATTTATGAAAGTCAGGAATTGACCGAAATGACAAAAGCTCTGGCTGAGCTGATGTCTGCCAGAGCAAAGTTTGATTAGTTTTCCTTTTCGCTAAGGTCAACTAATTTGTTGTAGATTTCCTGCATGAATTCAGCAACACGTTCTCCACCGTCTTTATTCGCAGAAGCATTGGAGTTTGAAAGTTTGGCTACAGTAATCTCAACTGTTTTATTGATTAAATCTTGATTTCTGGTCATAAAATACTCCTTTCTGAATTACTCGGCATGGCAGTGCCTGTATAAACAGTATAGGAGAATCCAGAAGAAAAGACAACATGCAATGGAAGAGCAAAGAGTTGAAAGGCTATGGAGCTGAAATGTTAAGCACTGAATGTAACTGAGACGGAAATGATAGGCAGAGATGTGAAAAGAAATGATATGGCTTTGTGACGCTTAGCACGGATAAGAAGAGTAGCAGATCAGCATGAACAGACACGAAAAGATATGGAATTGAAAAGAGAAGCTCTGAAACGGAAGCGCAGGGAACAGCCCAGTTGCGAAATGGAGAGGAGAAGAATAGAAAGGGAGAAGAACAGCACAGCGCAGCAATGACACCAAAACAAATTGAAAAGGAGAAAAACATATTATGAAAGAATTAAAAGTGAGAATAACGTTCACTGAGGAAGTATTAGGTTCTCAGTGTGCGGATAAGGAGATTCACCGGACTTATATTGCATCCAAAGCACCGGACGCACCGTCCCGTGAGGACGAAGTAGCAACACTTGGTGTAGATGCAGTGGAAGAGAAATCAATGACGATTTTCCACAAATACGAAGACGGAAAGCCGTTCGTATATGACTACCAGGTAAAAGGAATGTTTAAAGATTCTTGCGGAATGCTTCGCAAAGTCAAGGGCAGTGAATCATCAAAAATTAAAGCGTACAAAAAGGAGATTGACGGTCTTATTTTTGTGAAAGAGCGCAAAATACCTCTGATTTTTGACGGTGATATGGGAACGTGTCAGAGACCGCTCCGGGCAAATACACCACAGGGAGAAAGAATATCCCTTGCATGTTCAGAGACTGTTCCGGTTGGAACAACGATGGAATTTACCGTTCAGTGCCTGGAAGACAGTCATGTAAAAGTCATAAAGGAATGGCTTGACTACGGAGAATTAAGAGGATTTTCGCAGTGGCGAAACTCAGGTAAAGGGCGCTATGTTTGGGATGAACTGGACAAAAACGGGAACATCATTGGAGGTAATAACGTACATAAAAAGGTGAAAAAAACAGGTACGAAAGGCAGTAAAAAAGCCTAAAAATATTTATTTTTCAATGTATTCAAATTATTGGAAAGGTAAATGCGAAAATGGTAGTTGATTTTTGACCAAATCGCAAGCCACTTAGCAAGCCACAACCCTTGAAAAATAAGGGCAAAACGGTAACTGGTCGCAAGCCAAACGTCACTCAGATAACAATCAATTGACAAGCCAAAATTAAAGAAATTTTCAAAAAATCGAAAATTTTGACAAGCCAGTTGACAAGCAAATGACAAGCTAAAACCCTTGAAAAATAAGGCAAAACCGCTTTTCAAGCAAAAGCGGTTAGCAAGCCACACAACAATCCATTAACAATCAATTCGCAAGCCAGTTGACAACAATAGAAGAATATAAAGAAGAATAAGAATAAAAAGAATATAAATATATGTCAGACACAATCAGTCTGACGATAAAAGGGACATAAAAAGTGCCCCGCTGGTACTGGCATACCAGACAGGGCGGTGTACCGCTAACGAACACTTAGCGAATACAGGTTGATTATAACACATTCTCCTGTAATTCGCAAATCTGAAGAACAGGAGGAAGCACACATGACAATGGCAACAGAGATCATCCGCAAGTTGAAAAGAAAAGTAATCTTTTGGCGTTGCTTATGGTTAGTCACATTCATTGCAATGCTGGCACTTATGATCTGGTAGGAGGTAGAGAGCATGGAAGACAAGCTTAACTACTACAGGATAGCACTCGTGATAACGCTATACGCATTGGCGGTTATGATAGCCGGATGTGTATAAAAAAGAGTGCCGATGGAAAATCCAATCAAGCACTCAGAAAAACATTCAAGAAAATTATAACACATGAAAGGGGATTTGAACATGGGAGAAGAGAAAAAAGATAGCTTACAGAGCGTAGCCGATGCAGTGGCAGATATCGTGAGCGACTACGGAAATGCAGTATACGGATATGCCTACCTGAAAGCGCAACTGGACACACTGAAAAGATATGTCTGCCAAAACATCTATATTGAGCGAGGCATGATTTTAAAACTGATGGGGTGGAATGGAGATGGAGAGCATTAAAGGCTATGACCATTGGAAGACCATACCGCCGGAGCCGGAAGAAGAAAAACAGGAATACTGCACATGCTGTGGAAGACCTGTATACAGTGGTGACAGCTTACACACATTTGACGGACAGGTGCTATGCGAAGAATGCGTGAAAGAGATCACAGGAGGGAAAGAAGATGGCAGAGATATGGATGATCTGCAAACCGGACTTAGAATACCGTATCGGGGCATATGCCTATGAAACGGATATGGACAAGGCTTATGTGCATAAGCTTGCCGACAAGGTGGCAGAAAAAAATAAGTGCAAAACAATCGTGAAAGTACTTTAGGAGGTAAACGAAATGCAGAAATTGGAATTAACCGTAAACCAGACGATGGGGGTTATTACCGGAAACTTTGAGGACATTAAGAAATCTCTTGAAACAGAGATGGCAGTGTATGAGACAAAGCAGTTCGCAGAAGAGGACAAGCAGAAAGCCAAAGGTGATCTGGCAGACCTTAGAAAGCTGAGAAAGGCAGTGAACGACCGCAAGGTTGAAGTGAAGAAAGAGTACATGAAGCCTTACGAAGTGTTTGAGGGCAAGGTGAAAGAGCTGATCGGAGTGATTGATAAACCTATTGCACTGATTGACGGACAGGTGAAAGAGTTTGAAGCGAAGCGTGTAGAAGAGAAAAAAGCAGAAATCCAGAACCTGTACAACGAATTGGTGGAAGAAGAACTGCATGACTACATTCCGTTGGAAAAAATCTACGGTGAAAAGTGGACAAATGCATCCACCACAATGAAATCTATCCGGGAAGAGATAAACTCAAAGGTTATGCAGACCAGACAGGATATCGCAACCATTAAGGCTATGAAGTCCGAAAAAGAGGAACAGGCGTTGAACCTGTACATGGAGAACAACAACCTTGCTCTTGCTATCCAGATGATTAACCGCTACGAACAGGAAAAAGCGGAAATCTTACGGAGAAAAGAGAAAGAGGAACAGGAAAAACGTGAGCGTGAACTTGAAAGAGAACGTGAGAGGGTAAGAGAAGAAGAGCGTGCCAGAATCCGTGAAGAGGAAAGACTTAAGGCAGAAGCTGAACAGAAAGTCATCGACCAGATTAAGACGGTGGACGAAACGAAAGCAGCGGAACTCACCACGGAAGATTCGAAGACGGTAGTATTTACGGTTAAGGCTACGGATGCAGAACTGGAAGAAATTGAGATGGCATTAACTTCTCTTGGTGTCTACTTCGAAAGGAAAGATGTGTAATGGCAGAAGAGAAGAAAGAGCAGAAGACAGAACAGAACAAGCGAAATCTTGATGTTACAGAAAAGCTTTCAGAGATTCAGACAAGAATGAATGTACCAAAAGACAAATATAACAAATTTGGTGAGTACAACTACAGAAGTGCTGAAAGCATTTTGGAAGAGTTCAAAAAGTATAGCAGAGAATACAATGTTCTTCTCACGATACATGACGAAATAACAGAGATAGCCGGAAGAGTGTATGTGAAAGCGGTCGCAATATTCAAGGATTGTGAAACTGGTGATGAAATTTCTGTTCCAGGATATGCACGGGAGCCAGAGACGAAACCAAAGATGGATGAATCACAAGTGACTGGATCCGCATCAAGCTACGCAAGAAAATACGCCATGAACGCATTGTTTCTTCTAGATGATGTTAAAGACCCGGATACAAACGAATATGCAAAGCAGACGGGAGCCGATAAAAAGAGCGGTGGAAATAAAGAACCGAAAGCCAATGACGGAAAGATTACGCAAGGACAGATAAAAGAACTTCGGAAGATATTTGAAAAAAACAAAATTGATGAAGTAAAGGCTATAGCCGGATACAAAGTACAGAAGATTGAAGAACTGACACAACAACAGTACGGATGGTTCCGGGATAATCAAGAAGATGCCAGAAAGATGTTTGGTGTGTAAATGGACTATACAGGGACTTTTGATAGCTTAGCGGTGGATTTCGCCACCAACAAGCAAAAAGCAAGTCTGACGCTAAATGAAGACGCTAGACAGGCATTTGAGAATCTTAGAGGTAAGCAGATTTCAATAACAATTAAGGCATACAAGAAAAAAAGAAGTCGCGATGCAAACTCTTACTTTCATGTACTGGTTGGAAAGATTGCAGATGCGACCGGGAACAGCAAGATGTACATAAAAAATAAGTTAATAGCGGAATACGGACAGTACGAAACCATTAACGGTGCATTAGTCCCACTACCGTTGGACGATGATATAGATGCATACAATGTGGAATTTGTTCATTTGCAACCTACATCTAAGACAACCACCAATCAGAAAGGGAAAATCTTCCGGGTAAACTTGGTAATGCGAGGTTCACATACTTACGATACCGATGAAATGTCAAAGCTGATTGACGGGACTGTGTACGAAGCGAAAGAACTTGGAATAGAGACTATGACACCGAACCAAATCAGCGAAATGAAAGAAAGATGGGGTGTGAAGATTGGAGAAAAGACTTAAAAGTGTATTCACTGACGATATGGAACACTGCTACTTTACAGGGAGCCAGAACTGCCACAGGCACCACATTTTCTATGGTCCGTACAGAAAAAAATCGGAAGAATACGGATTTGTGATTCCGTTAGCACCACGTTTACACGAATTTACACCAGAAAGTGTACACGGGAACCCGAACAAGGGATTGGACTTAAAACTTAAGCAGATGGCACAGAGATATTTTGAAGAACACTACGGAACAAGAGAAGAGTTCATACAGGTGTTCGGAAAGAACAGGTTGTAGCTAAATAAATATAGATTCATGTGGCAAAAGGAACTATTAACAGGTTCTAACGCATATCATCTCACCCATTCGATATGCACAGCACAAGATATTGTATCACGGCCGGAGAAGCCACACTCCGGCAGAAAGGAGAAAAGCGGTGGGAAAGAATAGAGAGACGGCAGAAAGCTATTTTATCCGAATACCGGATGGACATAGAAACGCAATACAACGTCCGTGCAACATGAATGTTGATAGAATCTTTCGAAGAATGATAGAGCATGCGAATAACAATGGTGACTGTATTGTGAATATTGGAGATGGCGTATTTAGACCGATTCCGGGTGATCCGGTAGATGAAAAAGCATTCCATGAATACATTGGGAAAGAATTACATAGAGCCAGAGCGATCCAGTATAAACGGCTCTGCATGAAGCAGACGTTTGAGAGTTGGAAAAAGATAGGTAGGGATTACAATGCATTACATTTTGATGGTGAAAGGCAAACTGAACAACATGAATGATTATATCCGTGCACTGAATACCAATAGGTATAAAGGAGCGGATATGAAGAAAGATAATGAATCTCGTGTGGTACAAGCTATATATGAGCAATTCGGAAGATTGCGAATAACAAGAAAGGTACGGATGCATTACCGATGGTATGAACCAGATAAGAGACGGGATTTGGATAATGTGAGCGCATTTGGTCGAAAGTGTATCCAAGATGCATTAGTAGATACCAAAGTCTTACAGGACGATGGATGGAAAAACATAGTGGGATTCACGGATGAATTCTATGTTGATAAGAAAAATCCGAGAATTGAGGTGGATATTGAAGAGGTGTGAGCGAGAATTACATAAAACTTAGCAGAAAAATACTGGAATGGGACTGGTATCCAGATATAAAGACGTGTCGGTTGTTCTTACACATGTTGTTAAAAGCCAACTGGAAAGATGCAAGCTTCCGAGGAGAAGAAATCAAAAGAGGATCATTTGTCTCTTCGACATCTGTTCTTTCGAAAGAAACAGGGTTGTCTGAGAGCGAACTGAGGACAGCACTTTCGCATTTGAGAAAAACAGGTGAGATTACATGCAAAACTACAAACCGATATACCGTATACACGGTGAATAACTATGCAAAATACCAGACCGAACAGAAGAATGAAAAAAAAGATAAGCCGATAATGCAGAAAGAAAAGCCGGAAAGAGACGATGGATCCGTTGAAGCTGTCATAAAAGCCTGGAACGATTTGGAAAGCTACGGGATAAAACCTGTAAAGAAGATAGAAAAGACTTCCAAGAGATATCAGAATTTGCAAGCAAGATTAGAAAGCAACGGATTGGAAGAAGTGCTACAAGCTGTGGGCAACGTGAAGAAAAGCAAGTACTTACAAGGGAAAGTGAAGAACTGGAAGATAACATTCGACTGGTTTGTATTACCGAACAATTTCACAAAAGTGTCTGAGGGACAATATGAAGACAGCGGACAGGAGAAGAAAGGGTTTAATAATTTCGATGGCCGGAACTATGACATGAATGATTTAGAGAGAAAGCTTATCACATAGGAGGAATAAACATGGCAAAACCGGATGGATGCACTTATCCAAACTGCTTTATCTGCCCTTTGGCGGACTGTAGTTGGGCGAGTGCTAAAGCTGAATTACCTGGAGAAACAAAGAAAAAGCGGAGGATAGTAAGACGTAGCAAAAAGAACGATGTTCGGAGGTGACTTTGTGACAAGACAGGAACAGGCTATTGAGAATTTTAAACGAAAACCACATTATGCGGATCCGTTTGAATACTTAAAGCAGAAGAAACAGGAGGAAAGTAAAAATGAGCAAAAGTAATGTATTGGAATTAGCAAAGAAATTAGTAGCAGCTATCGAGAAAGAAGAACAGAAAAACAAAGTGATGCTGAAAGATATCCCGGTTGGTGGGAAATTTGATACAGGAATCGGAAGATTCATTGTACTGGAACAGAAAGAAGATTGCACTGCAGTTATTACAGAAGACTTATATCGTGAAGATGTGAAATTTGATGGTGCTTGTACGGATTACAAGAAATCATCATTAAGAGAACTGTGTGAGGACGAAATTCTCAATGAGTTTTCTGAAGAATTTGGGAAAGAAAATATTTGTACAAATGAAGCCGGATTAGTAACAGTTGATGGACAGAAAGTATTTGAAAAACTCTTGACAAAAGTAAGACCTCTGACATTTGACGAAGCAAGGGAATACAATGATCTGCTCGTAAACAAAGACCTACCGGATTGGTACTGGACTTGCACACCGTGGAGTACGAAAGAAAGAGGATGGAAGCGTTCCGTAGCGGTTGTTTCTCCGTCCGGTGACATCTACTGCAATATCTACGGCAGCAGTCTCGGGGTGCGCCCATTTTGTATCTTAAAATCTAATATCTTTGTATCCAAGGTTGAGGAGGAGTAAATCATGATGACGTTAAAAGAATTCGGAGAAAACCTTAAAAATCTTAATGAAGCTTTTGAACAGTTAAGAAAAAAATACCAGAAGCCGGAAATCGGAAAGACAATTGAAGTTGCCGGTATTAACTGGCTGGTGTTGGACAAGCTTGAAAAAGGATATTTTGCAATTTCTGAAGATTTTTACGGAAGAGACAGAGAGTTTGATGATAATTGCAACGACTGGAAAAGCAGTGAGTTGAGAAATGAGCTCAACACAGATCTTCGCAAAAAGATTGAGAATGAGTTGGGAGTGGATTCACTGGTTGAATTTGAGCGCGATTTACTTTCATTAGATGGTCAGGCGGAATATGGAACTTGTAGAGATTATGTTTCGCTTATTTCTGTGGATGAATACCGGAAGTATAGAAAGCTCCTGCCGAATACGGGTAAATGGTGGTGGACACTTACACCAGACAGCACGGCTTGTAATGATGATGATACCTTTGTTCGGGTTGTTTCTCCGTCCGGTCTCATCTGCATCAATATCTGCAGCTGCAGTGGCGGGGTGCGCCCAGTTTGTATCTTTTCCTCTTCAATCTTTGAATCTTGTGAGGAAGATGATGATTAATGGCAGAGAATGATCTGAAAGTAATTCAAAAGGCGAAGGAACTGGCCACACATACATTGAAAGTAACCAGCAATGCTAACCGATATCCCAAAAAATATAGATTTTCACTTGTTGACAAAATGCAGAATAAGTCAATGGAAATCTTTGAAATGCTTTTCGAAGCGAATAGAACGGATATCAAGAATTATAAAAGAGATCGACTTGAAATGCAGACAAAAGCAATTACATATTGTGATGAATTACTTTTCTACATAGAAATGTCGCATGATCTTGAAATTATCAACATAGATAGCGTAGAGCATTGGTCGAAAATGGTATCTGATGTAAAACATATGGCTATTGCATGGAGAACCAAAGACCGGCAAAGATAAATACACTTTAGGTTCGTTTCCGTTAAGCGGTTGTTTCTCCGTCCGGTTTCGTCAGCCGCGATAGCTACGACGGCAGTCGCGGGGTGCGCCCATTCTGTATAACAGGGAGTCAGAGTAGGCATCAAGCCGAAATCGGGAAAGATACAAAAAGGAAACGGACCGTCCTCATAGAGGTAAATATAAAGGAGTACCAATGGATAAAGAAATTGTCACGGATTACGGTAATCTGTATTACGCTTATCGAAAAGCTAAGTCTGGCAAGAAATTTAATAGCAGCACTGCAAGATTTTCTAATGTCGCTTTAGACGGAATCAATATCCTAAAAGAGCAGTTAGAGAATCAGACATATACAGTTGCTCCGTATAACCGGTTCGAAATATATGAGCCGAAACAAAGAGTAATTGAATCGTGTTCGTTTAAAGATAAGGTAGTGCAACACATACTCTGTGACAACATTCTGCATCCAAAATTGAAGAATGTATTTATAAAATACAATTCTGCCGGACAAATAGGAAAAGGGACACTGTATGCATTAGATGGATTAAGGGACCACATGGAATCATTCTATCAGAGACATGGCGTAGACGGATGGATATTGAAATGCGATATAAGACATTTCTTTTACGAAATTGACCACGAAACACTGAAAGATATCGTAGATTATTTCTTCCCAGAACCATACACAATATGGCTGAATCATACACTGATTGATAGTAGCAAGAATCCAGGTTTACCACTTGGCAATCAAGCCGGACAGGTATATGCACTGCTTATGGTCCATGCAGTAGATTGTATGGCAACTGGCGAGCTTGGAATTACTGAATATGGAAGATATATGGATGATTTCTACTTGATTCATCAAGATAAGGAATATTTGAAATGGTGTTTGGAATGCATCAGAGAAATGCTAAAAACACTTGGACTTGAATTGAACGGAAAGACACAGATCATACCGTTTAGAAAAGGAATGCGATATTTAGGGTTCCATCATTATATGACGGCTGATGGAAAATATATTCGGAAGCTGACCGGAGAGAATAAGCGGAAGAATAAGAAGAAATTTCGAAAACTGGTAAAAGATGTGAAAGCCGGGAAACTCACGGAGGAAAAATTCTATGAGAAATATAATTCATGGAAGAACCATGCATTACATGGTAATTGTATCAAATTGGTTCACAGCATGGATTTATATATAGAAAAATTGATGAAAGAGGTAATGGAGTGACACGACAGGAACAGGAGGATCAGGAGCAGGAACAATATCTTGCGGAGTGGTCTAAAAAGCAGAAAGAGAAGCGAGAAAAGAAGAAACGGAAGTTTCGACTTAGGAGGAATAGAAAGTGAAATATAAGGTTGGAGATAAGGTAAAAGTAAGAAGTGACTTGAGGGTTGGAAAGAGCTATGGCGAACATATTTTTGTGCATGACATGTTCAAATTTATGGGAAAGATTGTAACAATTGAAAGTGTATGGGAACAAGGCTATCGCATTGAGGAAGACACATATTGGTGGACAGATGAAATGCTTGAACCAGTAGAAGAAATGAGTACGGAAGAGGCGATTAAATTATCTGGAAAAATGTGCTCAAGTTCAGCTTGTTATGAATGCCCGGTTTTTAAGTCACGAGAAAAATACGGTGAAATGTGTAACGTGTTTAAAAAAGAGCACGCCGAAGAATATCTTGAAATCCTTAAGCAGTGGAAAGCAGACCATGAGAAAAAGCCGATTGAGATGGAAAATGTAATATACATTGTCGTATTGGATGAAAAAAGAAATGTAGTATACGAAGAAAAAACTAATGGAGTAGTTGTCACTACAGACATGAAAGAAGAAGTGCTTAAAAAATACTGTTCGGAACATGATGGGAAATATTATGCGATCAGCGAGCGTAGATTCAAAGAATGTATGAGAGTTCTGAAAGAAGATGGAGTGTTGATCTTTAAATGGGCGGAAACGGATATTCCGGCACAGAAAGTTTGGAAAGCTATAGGTCAGAAACCATTATTCGGACATCATAGCGGAAAGAGATCCGGAACGTTCTGGGTATGTTATATGAAAGGACAGAAATGAGAATAGCACTAATCGATGTAGACGGTCATAATTTTCCGAATCTTCCGCTGATGAAGCTGTCTGCATGGCATAAACAGAACGGAGATCAAGTTGAGTGGTACGATCCGCTGACTGCATGGCTGAATCCACCAGACAGGGTATATATGAGCAAGGTATTTACATTCACGGAAGATTATCCTCATCCAGTGTGTGCTGGAGAAATAATCAAAGGCGGTACGGGTTATGAATATCCGTCTGGTGGCAAGCCGCTGCCGGATGAAATCGAACATATCTATCCAGATTACAGCCTGTATCCAGAACTATGTAGAGATACCGCCTACGGGTTCTTGACAAGAGGATGTCCAAGAGGTTGTGATTTCTGCATTGTGAAAAAGAAAGAGGGGCAGAAGAGTCGGAAGGTAGCTGATTTGTCCGAGTTCTGGCGTGGTCAGAGGAATATCGTTCTACTGGATCCAAATATGTTCGCTTGCATGGAATGGAAAGAACTGAGCCAGCAGCTTATTGATAGCAAGGCTTGGATAGATTTCTCACAGGGATGCGACATAAGGATTATGACCGAAGAAAAGGCAGAATACATCAAACGAATGAAGATTAAGCAGATTCATTTTGCATGGGATAGATATCAGGACAAAGATATCATTGTTCCAAAATTCCAGATGTTTCAAAAACTAACTGGATGGGGCAGAGGAAAAATGACGGTATATGTCTTGTGTGGATTTGACACAACATTGGAGCAAGACCTTGATCGGATATATACGTTAAGAGATTTAGGATACGCACCATATGTGATGATATACGACAAATACAAATTAAAGAAACGTGATCAGCTGAAAAGAATGCAGAGATGGGTAAATTCCAGATTCGCATTCATGGCGTGTGAGCGGTTCGAAGATTATACAGGGTAGGTGAGAAAAATGTACATTGAATTAAAAAAGATAGACAAAAACACATTGAAAGTCGGTGATGTGGTGGGAGTTGCAAGAAAGGTGAGCTGCGGATGGAAATCATCATTCCGACACCAGTTAATTACTCCGGCAAAAATTACAAGAATTACTCCGAAACGGACAAAGATTGAGACAGATCAATTCGGAGAACATGATAAGAATGAGATTTTTTATGAGTATGATGAAAATGCAAAAAAAGAAAATGAATTAGCTATCATGTTTAAACAATTTAAAGATGGGAGACGTGCGTTTGAGGACTTTGACAGGAAATACGGTCTTGGTTCAATTAAAGATGAAGATATCCAAAACATGGCATATCACATGAAAGCAATCATGGAAATTATAGAGAAATACAAAGAGGAATAGAGTAGCAGCTAAAAATAGCAGCTAACAGCACCTTGACAATTGAATATTGATGGTTGGAATGGTATAATTTCCGTATAAAATATACGGGAGGAAAATGCCAATGAAATGTCCATTTTGTAAAAGCGAAAATACCGAAAGAATTAGTGGAAGTACAGTCTTAACAAAACGAATTCCAGAAAAAGTAAGTGTGCAAGGGAATGTAACTTGTACAGAACCTGCAAATATAATGTCGGTTGAAACGCAAAGGCATATATGTCTTGATTGCGGATTTGTTTTTGAAAAACTAAGCGAATCAGATTTGAAACGGTATAAAGAAGTATAATTTCATCTACCAACCATCAGTATTCGGTGGTTGGTATTTTTTTACGCAATTTTAGGGAGAAGAGGGATAAATTGAAGAAAATAATATGTTTGATTCTGCTGTGCATCTGCTTAACTGGGTGCGCTGATAGTAATTCGACAGAAACCAGGGACGAAATTAGATACTCTTATGAAAATGCAGATGCGGTTATTACTTACATAGATATGAGAAAGTGGTTCGCATATGTTCCAAGATGGCAGTGGGAAATATCGGTTGAATATGACGGACTGACTTATGAGGAAGACGATTATGCAAGCGGAATGATGAATGAGCCAAGTTTCGCTGACAGTCAAAAAGGAGATTCTGTGACTGTAGAAGTAACAGAAAAATATGTTAACGGGAAACTGGTAGACCGATATATATCTGGAATTGAATAGGGAGAAAGGAAGAAAATATGGGGTGACAATAAACAGTAAAAATCACAGTATTGACTTGAGTTATTCTGGATTCTATCGTCTTCGAAAAAAAGTAGCGGAGTTAACTAAGCCGGACATCTATGAGCATTATAAAATGCTTAACGATGGGAGCTATGCATTAATAAAAATTAAAGGAAATGAATATTTTTTCGCATGGTATGACAGAAAAATTGAAGAACTGGATAAAAAGTACGATGGAAAATATTCTGAGGTTCTCGATTTCTTATATACAAGTGATTGTGACGGAGAAGCAGATGCAGATCATTGCAAATCCGTATATGAAATCATAAAAGATTACGATGATGATATTTGCTACGGGTATTGTGGACGCTCGGACTGCGCAATGTTCAAAGATTTTAAACAGTTGATAAAAGATGGTGCGGATACAGAAATGGGAATTGAATGGTATTAAGAAAGGAACGAATTATGAAATTAACAGGAATAGCAAGAGAAGATTTAGAAGCGAAAGGTTTGGTGTTACCAAATAAACTTGAACTTGAATACAGAGGAACGGAAATCCCAGACATTTATGCAGAAAGAATCGGCAGAAAGAATGTTGAAACCGGAAAATTCGAATCATTCTTCAAGGTTGATGATGAGAAAGACAATACAGTGGAATTTGATAGATTCCGGGAGAACGTAACATTACTGGAAAAAGAGCATATCGTCTTTAGTCGAGAAACGCTAGAAGAGAAGAATGTGATTGACTATTATGTTCCGTATGATATCCAGGAGAGCAGTAAGAATAGACCGACAGTGACTGATGAATTTCCGGAGAGTGGCTATCTGGCAGAAGGTTATTATGAGTGTGAATACGAGTTACTTCTGACTTGCGGAGAGGCAACCAGAAGACTTGTAATTCCACAGAGAACAGTCAATGTTCCGATGATTTCATTGCTGTCGAACATCGAAGATGAAATCAGAGATATTTTAGACGGATTCCCAGACGAGGACAATAATTTCGCCGATGTTCTGGAATTAGTAGACGAACATTATGAAATTAAGATGTTCGATGAATACGGAATTCCGGCAAACATTGAGATTTATCATGCAGATGATTTTGTGAATATGATTGTGTCGGCCAGACAGATTAAATGTGAGTACAAAAGTGGAGAGGATAAATAAATGCAGTTTTTTATAGGATTTGTAATTGGAATAGCAGCTTGTGCTATTTCAGTCGTAAAAGTAGAACAGGATTATATGAGAAAAGCATATAGACAAGGCTACTGGAAAGGTATGGAAGATTCAAGATTGGAGGTAGAGAGCGATGAGAATAATTAGTCAAGGAGGGCACGCAGATTTGCCATACGAACTTGTCGAGTTAGAAATACTCGAAGTAAAAAATGAATTAAAAACTATGTACAGTAAAGGTTTCATGGTGGTGGCATGTGCACCATGCAATCATGCAAATTTAATTGATTTGTCAAAAAACCATGTAATCGGAGTATATTCTACCGGGGAGAATGCTAAAAAGGCTATGGAAATGTGTAGAGAACAGTATGCATGGTGCAAAATAAGAGATAACGGGATGAACTCACTCACTATGGCTATGAGTTTTCGGAAAACAGATGAAATAGAACAACTTTTAAAAACGTTTGCGGAGAAAAATATTTTTCAATTCCCGGCAGATGAAGATGTGGAATAAATGTACTGGGTAGACAGAAGCACTGGCGAGATCGTATCTGAAAGAGACAAAAATAAACCTCTATGGGCATACTATGAATATTTAAGAAGTTATGTGGACGAAGTTGTTATCGAGAATTACATAATAGGAGAGAACTCGTTCTGCCGGATAGATTTTGCATATTGTGTCAGCGAAATGTATGTAAACCTAAAAAGAGACTACCATTTCAAAGAACACGGCGTAGACAGAAACAATGTTAGATTGTGCGCCATAACCGTTCCAGCTAAAGAATATGACGAGAAGATAAAAGAGATAAAGAGAGGTGCAGAAAAGTGAATAAAGAGATCAAAAATGCAGACATAGAAAAAATTACAGTTGATTATGCAACAAGAGTACGAGAAACGGAAGAAGAGTTTATTTTTCAGACAATAACACCTTTTTGTTTCAACATTTTGCTAAAAATAATATCCAAAAAGGAATTAAAAGATACACTTTTAAGAGGAGAGCAAATGAAATGGATTCCATGCAGCGAGCGACTACCGGAAGAGCCGAAAGAAAATCCGGTGTTTGATGGAAAATGTCTTGAAGTGTATTTGGTAACGACAAAATGCGGAAGTAGCGACCAAGACAAAGTATATCCATTTAGAGCTTTTTGGAATGGAATTAATTTCACGGATGGATGTCGAATTTTGGATGTAATAGCGTGGATGCCATTGCCGGAAACGTATAAGGAGAACGAAGATGAATAATCAGCAAGCGATAGATAGATTAGTGAAACATCTTGAGTGGGGCTTATCGAGGATTTGAAAAGATTGGAGATAGTTATGAGTAAAATTCCGAAAAAAATAGTAGACAAGATTGAGCAGAGAAATAAGCTTAGCGAAGAAATAGACGCATGGTGTAAAGAAAATCTTGATATGGATGGAATGTGTTCGGATTGTGCGGATATTACAGATCATCACACTGGTGATGAGCAATATACAGTCAGCGGTAAAGAGTGGTGCGAACAATGGTCCGGATATTGCGAAGATGATTATCATGGTCATTATTACTGGGAAACGGAGTATCCAGGGAAATATTTGCACATGGAATTTTGGGTTTAGCAAAGGATGTATTTAAGGATGAATGCATTGGAAGAAAAAACAAAGGAGAAGACAGTAAAAAGAAAGAAAAACTACTATTTGGTCAAAAGTGATGTATTAGGATATGCGAAAAGGAAGGGATTGATTAATGGCCGGAGTAAGAGACAAATATCTGAGAGGGGCACATAAAGACATCTACTACATAAGCGAAGAAGATGAAAAAAAGATGTTGAACGAATGCCAGAGGATGCGTGGAAACGATCAGCTTGAATTACTGAAATGGTGTCAAAATGCGAATAATGACTTGTCGGGCATATTGTTCTTCTCACTTATAACAGGAATCGGATATGACTATATAAGCAAAAGATACTGGATACCGATTGCAAGAAAAGACTTCCAAGGCTATCGGAGGAAAGTCTTAGATGAAATGTACAGGTGGATACTTTGGGGAGAACATGACGATGGAAAGATGGCAGAAAGGCTATTCGGAATAAAAAAACACAAACACGGGAATACTACCGAAAAGGAGTGATGCGGATGGTAAGAATCTTTGTGAACGGCAAACAGGTGACAAAAGAAGAACTTTCAAATTATGAAATCCATAACAAGGCGGTAAAAAGGATTCTTTCAGAAAAGTTGACAAAAAATAAGTGATATTTTAGAATTGACCTTGATAGAATCTTGGTCAATTCTTTTTTAAATTGAAAGGAGAATTGACATGAAAAAATTAAATGTAGGTTATATGAGAGTGTCTACAGAAGCACAGACCGAAAAGTATGGTCTTGATGTCCAAGAAGACAAGATAAAGGAACTTGCCAAGAAAAGGGGCGTGAAGATAGCCAGATGGTATGTGGACGGGGGATATTCCGGGAGCAATATCCAAAGGCCAAACATACAGAAACTTCTGGAAGATGCAGAAGCCGGAGAAATCCAGGCAGTATACATCTATAAGCTTGATAGAATGAGCCGTGATGTTGTAGATACTCTTACGCTTGTGAGTAAGCTCTTGCCAAAATACAATGTAGAGGTGGTATCAGCGACAGAGAATTTGCGGAACGAAACACCGATGGATCGTGTGATGCTGGGCGTTAATGCTGTCATGGGGCAGTATGAGCGTGAGGTTATCTATATGCGTACAAGAGCCGGTATGGTGGAACGTGTAAAGCGTGGACTGTGGATGGGCGGCGGTACGATACCTTATGGATATAGGTACGACAGGAACGATGGGATATTACATATTATCCCGGAAGAAGCGGAAAAGGTAAAAGCTATCTTTCAGATGTTCCGGGACGGATATTCGTGTGACAGGATTCAAAAAATTCTCGGGATGCATTCGGAGAAGCTTGTATCGAACATTATTAGGAGAATAGCCTATGTAGGTAAGATACAGTACAAAGGAAGAGTATACCAAGGTTTACACGAACCGATCATAGACGAAAAACTATTCTATGAAGTACAGGAAGAGATAAAAAAGAGATCCACAAATGCTTATGTAAGTAACAAGCATATGCTTACGGGGTTGTGCTATTGCGGAAAATGCGGTACTAAAATGCGGATGCAGAAGTGGGGAAAGTACACCAAGATAGTATGTTACTCACAGTACAAGGAAAAAGAGCATATATCTAAGACAGGGAACCCTTGCAAGAATAAAAAAGTGCGGGCAGATGTGGTAGAAAAAGAAGTAGAGGACTGTTTTAAGCGATTCATCGTTAATGTCGAAGAAAAAGAGAATGAATCTGAAAGCACTCGGAAGATGATAGAAAAAGAGATATCACTAAGCGAAGCAAAACTGAAACGCCTATACACATTGTATGCAAGCGGTAACTCCGGTACAGATACGCTTTTGGATGTTATCCAGGCAGAAGAAAAAACACTGAAAAATCTACAGGAAGAACTAAAGGCAGAAGACATCCGGGAGAAAGCCGGACGGGGAGAAAAAATAGAGAAAATAAAAGAGATGTCCAACGTGTGGGATACACTGACGAATTCCGAGAAAAACAAGGTGCTAAAAGAGTGTGTTGAAAAGGTAGTTATCACAGAAGATGACATAGACATACATTTTAGCATATATTAATAGGTACTTTCTCGTGTTCCAACCATCATCCCAACAGCGGTAGGAAGTGGAGAAAAGGAAGAAAAGACCAAGATTCTATTATATGATTAAGATAATAAAGATTTGAGCCGAGAATATAAATATATAGATTAAGAGAAAAAAAGATTTTGAAAATAATTGAAATCTTTTATTTTTTTGCTTGACTAGTGGACACCACTATGCTATAATAAAGACAGTTAAGAGAGGAACACAACAGGAGGTAAAAACAATGACAACGGGATATGTAAAAGTAAAAGAATGGGTTATTGATAAAATGCAAAACACCGCTGAAAGATATAACACATATATTGATATCTATAGCAGAGACGAAAATGGAATGGTCTCATCAGAGAATGGATATGTTGTCGTAAAAGTTATTGAGGTACTGAAAGAAAGTGAAAAGGCAGTAGAAGTTGTCCTTTCGACTGGTGATGTGGTAGGAAGTTATAAGGGATGGAAAGCATGGATCCCAAAATCAGCGATAGCATAAATAAGGAGAAAAATAATGGAGAAAGTAAGCAGAAACGTAATGATAAACAAAGCCGGGGGAACATCGGGAAAGAATACAAAGAACTACCGTATTTCTGTTCCGGTAGGGATGATAAAGGCACTGGGCGTTACGGAAGATGATAGAAGTGTTGTCCTAGAAGAAAAAGACGGAGTGATAACTATTAAGAAAGAAAAAATGAAAACCATTGACTAGTGGACACCACTATGTTATAATAAAGACAGTTAAAGAAGACAAATAAATTTAAGGAGGAAAAGAAGATGAAAAAATATGAATTTACAGGTACGAATGAATTAACGAAAAAAGCATTTACTGTTTACAGTGATAGTAGTTTTACATTTTGGAAGGACGGTGACAGATTTTATTGTTCAGACAATCCGAACAGTGAAAAAGTAGAACTTGGAACCGTTGCGGACGTGATTGAATTTCTCGAACAATTCGCAGACTAGACAAAAACAAATATTCGATAATCAGAATCACAAGAGACACAGCAGAAGAATGCGAAGAAGAGTTTGACGGACAACTTTCAGATGGTGTATTTGAAAATTCAAGGGTTGGATGGTTTGAAGAGATATAAAAGAAAAGCAGCACTAATGAACGTCTATTCGTCAAGTGCTGTTTTTGATAGTTAATGCCTAATTTGTACCATACTTTTATATCATTCTCAAGCATTACTTTCCAATAAGTATAATATCAAAAATATGAAGAAAAGTCAATAAAACACTTGACTAGTGGACACCACTATGCTATAATAAAGACAGTTAAGAGAGGAGCATATTATAGGAGGTAAGAACAATGATGAATGTAGAAAAAATCTTAGAAACAATTAAGGAAAATGATTATAGCGTGGTAGCAATTCGCCATTGTTGTCCGGATGAAGAATATAAAATTGGTGACATTTGCAGAAACAGCTTTGAGTGGAATGAAGAATATGAGTGTAGTTCATATGACACAGAAGAACCAGAGGAAATGGACGGCGTATGTGGATACGCAATGTTTGAACTGATTGACACTGATGATGCAGAAGAAGCAAAAGAGATAATCGAAAGAGCTATTGAAGAATCATCCATCTACGATGGAAACAACATTGTAATAATCGGTGGGGACTCTTACTCTTATGGGAATGACGAAAACGAAGTAATTGTTGAAGAAGCAGAAGTAATTGAAATTGCATAAAGGGGAAAAATGAGCGAATTGAACGAAATTCTAGAACAATATGAAAGAAAAAAGGCATAGCTAAAAGCCATACCTAAATTCTGAATTTCTTCTTAAATTCTAACATCTTTCAACTCAACGTTCCGCCATTGACTGGAACGACACTCACGAAAATCATGGAACCGTGAGAATCAACAAAGATTGCTGATAGATATATATTAATCTTAAAAAGATAAAAAGTCAATATCAAAGAAATGAACATAGAGCAACCAAACATTGAAAAAATGTGCATTTTATGGTAAAATATAAGTATCAAAATAGAAATAAAACTAAATAACGGGGACAATGAAATAGCACTTCTGACGGTAAGATGTAATTATCGTGGGAGGTGCTATTTTTTGTATGTGGAAAAGGTAGGTGAGTGTATGGCAAATCTAAATAGCATTGCCAAGAAGTTACAGAAAGCAATACTACAAAAAGGATTAGTTATAAAGATGGGGACAAGTCAGTTTTATTCCGTGGAGCAAAATAGACTTATCACCATGTACATCCTATCTACCAGAGTATTAGAGCAAAAGAAAAACGGGGAATGGAAATATTATGATTATGAAATTCTCCGAACAGCATCGCAGATAGAGATTGTAAATTGTTTAAATGATATATGGAGGGCGGTGAAAGAATGATTGGAGAAAAGACGATAATTCCGGCAGATGTAATACCAGAGAGCGACATTGCTCCGATTATGAGAAGAGCAAACGAACTCAAAGAAGAAAACGAAATGTTGAAAGAAAAGAATGAGTATTTGCAAAAAGAGGTAGAAGACGCAAAGGCTGTCGGAGAACGGGCACTGTGCGAAGTACAGGAACTTATTGAAAAGAATAAGAGACTGGTAGAAGAACACAACAGACAGAATGGAACGATACAAGCACTTAACATTGCACTGGATGCCATTACAGACAGATACAGTAACCTAAGAAAGAGACTGTGTAGAACAGGCAAGGGCGGTGAGTAGCATGGATGGATATATGGAAGAGGGTGGGTAGATGCCAAAAGGAAAAGAACTCACTCCGAAACAGAAAGCGTTTTGCGATGAATATCTGACAGATCTGAACGGGACAAGGGCGTATAAAGAAGTCTATAGAAATGTAAAAAATGATGCGACAGCAGCAGCAGCAGCTTCAAGATTGTTAAAAAACGTTAAAGTAAAAGCCTATATTGCTGAACGAATGAAAGAGATCCAGACCGAGAAGACAGCCGACCTCGAAGAAGTGATCCGATTCTTCTCTTCCGTCATGCGTGGAGAAGTAAAAGATCAGTTCGACCTCGACGCTACTATTTCCGACCGCCTGTCTGCCGGACGTGAACTCATGCGTTGGTATGAGAAAGCCGATGGAGAAGAAAAAGATACTGGTGGAATCACAATCATAAATAACATTCCAAAACCGGAGGACGCAGATGGGGGAGATTAAGCTTACAGATGTGATAGCTCCGTCTTTTTACGGTGTACATTGGGATATCATAGATGGAAAGCATACGTATTATGATTTGTTTGGCGGTCGAGGTTCGACTAAATCATCTTTTATCGGCACAGAGATACCACTTGGAATGATGCAAGACGCAGTAAATGGCATACATTCAAATGCGGTGGTGTTCCGAAAAGTCGGGAATACACTAAGAGAATCGGTGTTTGAACAGATCGCATGGGGAATAGATGCACTTGGAGCATCGGACGAATGGACATCAAGTCTAAGTCCTATGCAATATGTGTATAAGCCGACAGGACAGAAGATAATCTTCCGTGGATTGGATAAGGCGAAAAAGACAAAATCCATAAAGATTAGCAAGGGATATTTTAAGTACCTGTGGTTTGAGGAATTGGACGAATTTGCCGGAATGGAAGAAGTACGAATGACACAACAGTCTGTTCTTCGTGGCGGTGAAAAATTCGTAGTTTTTAAATCGTTCAACCCACCGATCAGCAACAGCAACTGGGCAAATAAGTATGTAGCAGAGCCGAGAGCGGACAGCTTAAGGCACAAGAGCGATTATAGATCTGTTCCGGTAGAATGGTTAGGGCAACAATTCATTGATGATGCTGAGTATCTAAAAGCAACGAATCCGAGAGCTTATGAGCATGAATATCTTGGAATCCCTGTAGGACTTGGAACAAATATCTTTGAACTATTGGAGATTAGAGAGATTACTGATGAAGAGATAAGTAGGATGCAATCTATCTACCAGGGCGAGGACTGGGGATGGTTCCCGGATCCGAAAGCATTTTTGCGTGTTACTTATGTTCCAAATCAACAGAAAGTATACGCACTGGATGAATTGGGCGGTTGCAAAATAAGGAACAGCGAGATGGCACGACAAATCAAAGAAAAGGGATATGATGATTGCGCTATTTACTGTGGAGTGGATGAAGAAGAGAGCATTGTTGACTTCCGTGATGCCGGACTTCCGGCACGTAAGGCAATCGTGACACCTGGTAGCCGGAAGTATACGTTTGAGTGGTTACAATGCCGTACATTGGTGATTGACCCAAGACGGACACCAAGACTGTACAAAGAGGTTATAGAGTATGAGCATGAGCGAGATGGCAATGGTGAAGTGATAGCAGATTATCCGGACGGTAACGACCACTGGATTGATGCGTTGAGATATGCTACTAGTCCGATATCTATGAGACGTGGACAGAGTGCGTAGGAAAAGGTGAGTAGATGGGAATTATAGACAAGATAAAGGCGGTGTGGGATAAAGTGTTTAAGGTAAACGATGCAAAAAAAATATTCGGAATAGAAACGGGGCGGTCATCTGGTATGGATACTGCCCTGTCGAAGTATAAAGACATGCGATCTGGTATTCCGTATTGGTGTACCGGGAGGATAAAGCCGACAAGGTTTTCAAACGTGATCTGTCGTGAGATAGCAAACCTCACACTGTTCAATGCAGATATACAGATTACAGGGAATAATGAACTGAAAAAGAGATTTGATAGCGTAATGAACACGTTACAGGAGAAACAAGAGGAAAGCTGTGCGACCTGTGGGATTATGGTAAAGAGCAACGGTGATGATGTAGAGTTTTTGGATCCGGATTACTTTTTGATTACAGACACCAACACAGACGGGGATGCGTTAGCAGCTATCTTCTTTTCTTACCTTAAGAAAGATGGCAAATACTACACAAAAGCTGAGTATCACAGATTTGAGGATGTCGGACTGGAACGTGTATACCATATATCAAGTAAGGCTTTTAAATCAGATAACAAAGATATGATCGGTACAGAGATCACACTTGACAGGGTAGATGAATGGAAAGATATTGAGCCGGAAGTGTACGTACATGGGTTAGAATATCCACTGTTCGTCTACTGGCGCAATCCTTATGCAAATGCGATTGACAAGGAATCTCCACTGACCGTTCCGGCATTTTCAGAATGCATCGAGGAATTGAGATGGCTTGACATTGCATTAAACATGATGGGTGATGAAACAGAAGATAGTAGGCATATTACTTACGTACCGCAGACAGCTATTGAATATGCAGACAAGCACTCTATTGAATTGCCAAGATTTATCAAAGGCATCGAAATGGGAGTGAATGAAGACAGCATCAAAGAGCACGTTCCAACGTTATTAGTAACTGAGCGTGTGGCGGGGATAAACTTCATGCTGTCCATCATTGGATATAAATGCGGATTCTCAAACGGATATTTCTCTTTCGACCAGAATCAAGGCATACAGACAGCAACACAGGTAGAATCTGACGATAGACGTACACTGCATACCATCCAGGCATTCCGAAACATTTTGGACGGAAAGAACCATGATGGAGTACTGCACAGAATCATCTATATCCTGTATGCAGTCGGCACAGCAAACGGCACTATTCCGGTATCCAACTACCAAACTGCATGTGATTTTGAAGACCTAGTATACAACTTAGAAGATGATCGTGCACGGTGGTGGAACTATGTGGTACAGGGCAAGGTTCCGGCATGGATGTATTTTGTGAAATTCGAGGGGATGACCGAAAGCGAAGCGAAAGCAATGATTGAAGAAGCACAGGAACAGAATAAGCCGGACAGTGGATTGTACGAAGAATAGGAAAGAGGTGAACCAAAATGGAATATCTTATCATAGACCCATCAACAAGAAAAATTACAATCCCCAAAAGCGAACAACTTTTTGGAGTGTACGGAGAGGGGAATATAGAGAGAAAACATTTCAAATGTCCTAAGATCGTAGGAGATAATGTCGACTTGTCTGACTGTTACATTTTCGTAAATTACTATACTGCAAAAGGATTGCCGGGGAAATATACCGTAAAAGATGTGAAGGTAGACGGGGAGAATATCACTTTTTCGTGGGAGTTAAAGAAACACATCTTTGACGCAAACGAGGATACATCTATATATTTTGCGGTAGAAGCGAAAAACAAAGATAAAGTAGAAGTGTTCAGAACCAGTCCGGCTACCGGAAAGGCCAAAGAGACGATAGACACGGATACAGAGATTGAAGAGACTCACGCCGATGTCATTCTTGACCTTATATCCAGAGTAGACACATTGGAGAAAAAGCCTATTTCCGAGGAGCAGATAGAGAAATCTGTAAAAAGCTATCTGGAAAAGAATCCTATAGAAGAGACGGATCCAACGGTACCAGAATGGGCAAAAGCGGAAGAAAAGCCTACTTATACCGCAGAAGAAGTCGGAGCACTGCCGAGTACGACCGTGATTCCATCGAAACTTTCAGAACTAACAGCGGACGATGAACACGAAACTGTGACAAAGGAAGAGAAACAAGCTTGGAACGCAAAGAGTGACTTTTCAGGAGAGTATAGAGATTTAAAGGGAAAACCAGAACTTGCTGAATGGGCGTTGCAAAGCGAAAAGCCAACATATACAGCAAGTGAAGTAGGAGCATTGCCGGACACAACGGAAATCCCGAAAAATTTGTCCGATTTACAGGATGATGCAGAACACCGTACCGTTACAGACACAGAGAAACAGTCGTGGAACGACAAGAGTGATTTTTCTGGCAACTATGAAGACTTACGAGGAAAGCCAACAATCCCCACAGTACCAACCACTCTCCCCAATCCACAATCCTTAACCATCACATATGGCGGTAAAACTCATACATACGATGGTTCAGAAGCTGTTGCCATAACCATAGAAACAGGCGGTATAGAAAGAATAGAAAAACTTGCTACAGATACCACGGTAATCTTAGAGCCTAACAAGCTCTATATCTTCCCAGAGATGGAAAGTCTTACATACACCATCGGAGAGGGAACGGGAGAGATCCATTTTATTTTTAAAAGCGGTGCAACAGCAACAAGAGTAGTGCATCCAGCCGGTGTAAATATCGGGAGCTTTACGGTAGATGCTAACAAAATCTATGAGGTGTCGATTCTTGAGGGCTTGCTGACGAGCCAGAATTGGAGTGTGAGCTGATGGAGAGACGGAGAACGCTAGGAAGTGAGGTTATGGAGATGGAAAAAGAATGGAAACTATTAAAAACACTAGCATCCAGTGATGTTAATTCAAACAATGAAATTAGCATAACTACTGATAATGATGGGAACCCATTTTCTGTAAATGAAATATACATGAGAATTTATAAATGCGAAAGGCAGGTTGCTTCGTACAATGGTATTTCTATTGGAAAAAACAAAACCATTGGAGAATTACGTGGAAATTTTCCAATGGAAGTTTTTATAAAAAATGTAGCTGGTTTTTGGAGATGTTTTTATATTCCGTATGGTGGCACTTATTCGCCAGGTACATTAACGTCATGGGGTGCTTTCCACCCAGGCTTTGCAGTGACAAAAGAAGACGTACCAGAAATTAAAGTAATTAATATAGGATATGTTAAAAGTATTGAAGCAGAAATCTACGGGAGGTAGTTGACATGAAACGTAAATTAACACAAAATCTTGTCAGTCAGTCAGTCAGTCAGTCAGTCAGTCAGTCAGTCAGTCAGTCAGTCGATG